TCACCAGTAGCTCCAGTTTCACCAGTAGAACCAGTTTCACCAGTAGAACCAGTTTCACCAGTAGCTCCAGTTTCACCCGTAGCACCAGTTTCACCAGTAGAACCAGTTTCTCCAGTTTCTCCTGTAGCACCAGTCTCACCAAATCCTGAAGATGAAGATAACCATACTATATTTCCAGAACTATCGCTACCTAAATATTGTCCAGATGTTCCATATATTCCTCCAGCAATAATAGCACCTACATTTAGCTCTTTCCACTGTTGTGATATTAAACCTAAACTGTAGACCATATCAACTGACGGCACTAAATCTGCTTGAATTACAATTGAACTATTAGTTCCACTCGAAAACGTAACATCATTGTTATTAACTGTATGTTGACTATTGCTTTCATCTATAAGAGTTCCTGTTAGGAGTAACACCGTTCCAGGAATATTTGTTAGATATCTATTCGGTGTAAATGTATTAGTGTATACAACTGTATTATTTATACGAATATTTCCTAGTTGTCCCAGAAAGTACTGGAAATTATTATTACCTCTTCTTCCAATAAATATATTATCAGTTGAACTAAAATTTGCTCCACTATTTTGTATCAATACTTGTTCTACACCATTTACGTATGCCGTTTTAATAGCCCCATTACTCACTATTGCTATATGATTCCATTGACCAGATGTGGGTTCTGTAAATTTAATATTTCCATTTGCTACAACAATAACAGGGCCATGTGTGTCATCGTATTGATGATATACATCAATTTTTGCGCTATTTGGTTCCTGACTCATTATCGTCCATAATCCTGCAGGCCCTGGAATAGCACTCGACATATATTCCCACCACTCAATGGTCCAGACACTTGCTAATTCCCAATCTGTTCCTGTTCCACTAATCTGAAGATAATTAGACCCATCAAATGAGTATGATATAGGAGTAGAATTATTGGACGTCAATGTAGTTGTAGCAGGATACTCAGACCAGTTACTACCTACCGCAACATCATCATAATTTAATTGTCCAGAAGTATCTACCCACAATGTTCCTGTATTTGAATAAGGATTGCTAACACTAGAAATCAAATTCAAATATAATGAATCAGTTCCACCATTAACAGCGAGCTTTCCTTCTATAAAAACTTCACCAGATATACCAGCTACAGGATTAAATGTAAAAAATGAAGAACTAGAAACAGAAGACCCATCATAAAATAATACAGAACCAGTGGGGCCTATAAATGAAAATTCACCAGTAGGGCCCTTCATGCCAGTGACAAAGATTGCTACATTGTTAAATTGATACGTCTCAGAAGCTGTTGCATTATTATACACACATCTAAATACATGAGGACCCACAATAGGATTTGCAGAGCTTGCCTGTAGTATTCCTCCAAGGTAAAAGTGCATTTGAGTACCGTCAAAGTACAAAGATGCCATATCACCAGGATTGTATTGACCTGTAAAGATAACTTCATCACCTCCTCCAGAATATTCAAATATTACTGTATTTGGCTCTACAAGCTCCAAATAGTATCCAGCAATGACAGGGCCTGCTCCAAAACCAACTGTTAATATATCTCCAGCAGTTGTAACGGCGGGTAGCGTTGTCTGGATATAGATTCCATTGACATTCACAGTAAACTGCTCGTTAGAGACAACTTGATCATCTACTGCATTTAATATAAAAGAATTAGAAGACAATATAGTTGGTGTTCCTATGGGAATCAGAGTAAAGAGTAAACTGCCTGTAAGACCTGTAGCTCCTGTAGAACCAGGACCAGAACCAGAACCAGAACCAGGTCCTTCAATAGCATACAATACAGTGTATTCAGAAGAGCCAGTTAATGTATCATCGTGTATACTAAGGCCACTTAGTGTGAATTGTCCTAATGGTGTTGGACTTACTGATGTTACATAAAATGACAGTACAAGAGTACCATTACTTATTGTAAAAACTATAGGTAGACCAGCTTGAACTAGACCTGCTACAGCATTTAACATAGAAGTTTGATTATTTCCATTTGCATCAAATACATTAATATTTAGAGTAATTGCACCTGAGTCATTTGCATAATAACAATTTCCAGAAACATCCGGAGATTCTGACACAATCCAAGTAGAAGTTGTTCCAATACCATTAAGACCTGTAGCACCAGAAGCACCAGTTTCTCCAGAAGCACCAGTTTCTCCAGAAGCACCAGTTTCTCCAGAAGCACCAGTGGATCCATTAAGACCAGTGGATCCAGTAGGTCCTATTGGTCCTAGATCAGATACTATAATAGTATTTCCCATATTAGCGTGATTTACACATACATATGTTAAACTGCTTGGAGCATTATAAGGAACTTCAAAAATAATTGTTCCAACCTGTGTACCGCCACCAGTTACCCCAGTACTGTAAACAAGACCAGAATTATACGATGAACCGCTTGTTTGAAAATAAAAACCGTGTCCAGATGCATTAATATTTATTACATAACGATGTCCACGAATAAAAGAAAGTACAGGAGCAATCGCACCATTGACAATATATTTACCACCAGATACTGTAATATTTAAAGTTATTCCTCCACTTACACCAGTAGCACCAGAAAGACCAGAGGGACCAGTAGCACCAGTAGCACCAACTCCTGTAGGCCCATCAAGACCTGTAGCTCCAGTAGGACCATCAAGACCAGTAACACCAGTAGGCCCATCTAGACCAGAGGGACCAGTAGCACCAGTAGCACCTGCTCCTGTAGCACCAGTAGGACCAGTGGTTCCAGTGGGTCCATCAATACCTGTAGCACCAGTTTCACCAGCTCCTGTAGCTCCAGTAGGACCAGTGGATCCAGTGGGTCCATCAAGACCAGTAGCACCAGTTTCACCAGCTCCAGTAGCTCCAGTAATACCATCAAGACCAGTGGATCCAGTAGGCCCATCAAGACCTGTAGCACCAGTTTCACCAGCTCCAGTAGCTCCAGTAATACCATCTAGACCTGTGGATCCAGTGGGTCCATCAAGACCTGTAGCACCAGTTTCACCGGCTCCAGTAGCTCCAGTATTACCATCTAAACCAGTGGATCCAGTGGGTCCATCAAGACCTGTAGCACCAGTTTCACCAACTCCTGTAGGGCCTTGAAGACCACCATATGGTAGAGAAGGCCATGCTGTAGTACCATCACCAATCTTAAATAAATTAGTATCTGTTTCTATACCCATTTCTCCACTTGCTAAAACTGTATTATTAGTTATCCAATTATTTGCTGTATCTCGCCTGAACTGTAATTGAATGAACGGCATACTATTATGTTATAATAATTTCTATATTGAAGAACCACAATCAAATGCTGGACCATTAGAATAATTATTTGATGCTTGGCCACCATCAAAAATAAATGCTGTTACAGGACCTGTTGGCCCGGATGGTCCTGTTGGACCTGTTGAACCTGTTGGACCTGTTGGTCCTTGACCACCTGGACCTGAACCACCATTTTGTATAAGATCCTGCAGTTCTGTAGTTGTTACCGAATTACCATTATAATCGGTAAAAATTATTCCATCATCATTTGTTGCACTAATAACAGCCGAATTCAAATAAAGAGAATCGGCAGATAAATACAATGACCGAAAACGTTGAGTATCAGAGCCCAAATCAAATTGATTATCTTGAATTGGTACAGTAGTCCGTCTAATATCAGATGATGCTCCGTCATAATTAGGATAATGATAGACATACCCAGATAAGTCTGGTCGATTAGCTAAACTACCACTTACTCCTCTCATTCTGAACTATACGTCGTTTTTAAACACCTCATTAGGGTTAGACCCTCATTAGGGTTAGACCCTCATTAGGGTTAGACCCTCATTAGGGTTAGACCCCTAACAGTGCCAGAATCTGTTCATCAGCATCCTTCATCTGTTGGGCCAACTTATTCTGTTTAGACTCTTTTTCACTTACTTTTTCATTGACTACATACTTAACTAATTCTTGTTTAGGACTCGATATTTCATTTGCAATTTCCTTATATGGTAAATCAATCTCAGCAACACTGAGTTCTACCGGTTTAATAGACCAAGTCTCTTTTGAATTAAAACAACTTTTAATCTGCATTGTCCAAAATAACATAATTCTTAAACGTTCTGTTGGATTCCAACGTTTATAGTGATCATTCATAGCCTCCACAGTAATATCATGGAACGTCAACCATCCTTTATGGGCATTTATCGATTTAAGTAATGCAGCACCAATACTAAACCAATACCACATCGGACTTGCCTTTAGTCCTCGAGATCCACATTTTAATTTTGTGGACGGTAGCAAAGACCACACAATAATAGAAAGTGCAATACGTGTATCTCCACTTTTCAAACAATCTATCCAATGTCCCGCCAATTGTCGAAGTTCCATAGAATCATGATTTCTTGACCATACTCCAAGAACCACCGGCGAATCAGCCGAAGCAGGTGACACTTTTTCTAACATTGTCGACACATCGTACAATGCAATTTCTTTGGTCGGCAAAGTTAAAACGGGTTGTCTAGGATAATCTAGCAACCGACAAGACATTTCAGCTACGATACGCCGTACGGTTTCATCATTGCGAAATGCCGACCAATCAGAAGCCGAAATTTTTGCCTTTTCTACCAAACGGACCCAGTTTTGACCAAGTAAGATAGGAATAGTTGGATTACCATCGGCCCCAGACTCACAAGATAACCAATATGTTGACCACAAAGAGCCGATAGCACCGGGAGTAACGACTAATTCCGCAGCCCATCGATTTGTAGCACGTCGGTCACGGCGACCAATAGCCTCCCGAAGAGACTTACGCACATCAACCAAGTCATATCCACATATTGTCTTTAAAGACATTTTGTCTTAGGATAATATATTCTAAAGACTTTCTGGACATAGAATAAGGTTATGTGGCTACTTGCTCTAAGTCTTTCTATTGGCATTCTCTGTATTTTGTATCTGTACTCTATGGGCAAAAAGAAGTCGATAGGATTTGCTTTAGAAGAAGGATTTGCAAATCCTAGTACTTTGTCTAATGATACTTGTTATGATGAATTTTATGCAAAAGTCTATGATCCTATGGTCCAACCCACGGCCCGTGCTGCTATTGAAGTCAAGACACCAATTGAACAGCTAGAAAAAATGGGAAAACCGCGCAAAGATATTCGTGTAGCTGACATCGGCTGTGGAACCGGTGTTCATGTAGAATTCTTTGCCAATGAAGGTATACATTCTGTAGTCGGCTATGACAAGTCACCTGCTATGATTGCAGAGTGCAAACGTCGATTTGAACGCGATTTCAAAGTGGGTGATGTAACTGATTCTAATATGGCTGCTGCAGACCAATTTGATCTGATTACCATGTATTATTTTACGCTCTATCTTATTGAAGAGCGGAACAAGGCACTACGGAATATTTATTTATGGTTGGCTCCAGGTGGTGTCTTCTGTGTCCATATAGTAAATAAGTTGAAATTTGATCCTATTTTAGAGGCGGCAAGTCCCTTTGTAGGATTTTCGGTTCAAAAATATTCAGATAAACGCGTGACCAAGTCAAATATTACATTTGAAGAATTTGATTATACGGGTGATTTCCAGCTTAATGGTTCAAGAGCAATTTATGAAGAGATTTTTAAGTTTAAAAATGGTAATGTAAGGCGCCATGAACAACAAGTGTGGATGCCAAATATTGAACCAATGGTGGAGGAGATAGAATCTGTTGGATTCAAACTCCTTGACCATATTGACATGACTCCTATTGGTTATGAATATCAGTACTTATTTATGTTTGCGAAATAAATTAGATATGTTCTATTTTTGTACCGGCAGTCTTAGGATTTTGTTTTTCAAGAAGAGTGTGTCCCTCTTTTTTAAAATCAAACGAGCAGTTGTGTGCTTCAGGCAATCTATGTACCATACAGAATTTCTGACAACACTTGCAACTAACATCGGTAAGTTTCAATTTAATAGAACACTGAGCACAACGAGATACACCTAGCATTGGTTTTGTAAACATCTACTATAGTAGTGTCAAATTTTTACCCTTTGCTTTAAAGTATCTCATTCCTATATAATAAATGTGGTCCGATCCATGGACCTGTATAGCACGGTCTGGACGAACCTTATTATCACCTCCACCTCCTAACATGTCTGGTTGTACTATGATTCTTCAGACTAGAGACAGTCTACCATCATCTTGGATAGAACTAGTAGGAACATCTCTGGCTCCTAACATAATTCATTCACGACTTGAGACATGTCTTATTCCATGTTTATACCACGATACCCAATTAGTAGCCACGTGTGTATTTCGTCCTCATTCTACAGAAACTGGAGTCTATGCTATCGAGACATTTGTAGCTCAAAAAGGACATCGCTATGGTCGTATTTTATTGCATTCTGCAATCTATGAAATGTATCAACGGATAGGTCCTCACACCTACGTTTTTGTTTGGGAACTTACTGCATTTCAATTAATTGGAGCATATTTAAAAGGCTGGTTAATATCTATGGTCTCACTTGAATACGGATGGATGTATTTATGTCTAGATACTCAAAAAAATCAACATGATGCCAGAATAACGTATTTGGAATCGGGTATTGATGACGTAGTCTATTGTTCGCCCGCACCAGTAAAACCGTATGTAAAAAAAAGATGCAAGGTCTGGACGATTTCCTCTATCTGTCCTGGACCAGGATGGTCATGGACAGGTGAGTTTATTATCACAGGTAATTTAAATGCATCTGCTCCTATTCAACGTTGGTTTACTACTGAGATTGCATCTAGATGAACAGATGCCTCTGGGACCGGGTCTGCATAGGATGAAGCGAGGGCATGGAAGAATGAGTAGAAATAGAACTTGCATCGTCTTGGCCTTGGCCTTGACCTTGACCATAGGCATTAAAGTTTAGAGTACGAGCAACCGGTACCTGAGGAGTCTGATAAGCCTGAGAAGGGACAACCCTAGAAGGGTCAACCCGTGAGGGCCAGTTATCCAGCGAGAACTCCACCGCATCCAGAATAGCATTGTAGTGTTGGCCCACATTGGTTACATTAAAGACAATGGACGGAAGAAGAGGAAAATCAATCTGAAATGAATCAAACGGATCACTATCAACCTCAATCATCTCAATTGCACGGCGTACCCACTGCTGAATACCATCTGCATTAAGCTGTACCGTATTCAGAAAGGTCTTGTTGTTGACATCCTTGTACTTGTACTTCATCTTGAATGCATCTTCAAACTTATGAACGGTGCACATCTCATCATCGGCAGAGCTCTGGTTATTCTTGATAAAACGGAAAGTAATAGAAGACATTGATACGTACTACTTGGGGGCCAGGGGTGTCAAGTTTTTAGCACCTTTGTAGTACATGCCCTCAATGTTAATATAATGTTCTACAATAGCCTTTCTTGCTTCTGCAGCAATAGCATCAATATATGCCTTTGTACCAGTCCGTGTTGCTGCGGGAACTAGACGTACCAAGTCAGTCTTTGTTTCAGGATCTTCGATTACTTCTATAAGACGTTCAAGAATTGACCATATGACTTTTGTATGTCTTGAATATTCGCCTTCTATTTCATGCAAACATTCAGCAACCTGTTGTTGTTTTACAGTAATTTCTTTGGGATAATCGCGTGTAATAGGATCTATCTTGCAATTATCAATTCCTAGTGAAGACATTTTAAACGACATTTGTTCTAGAGATCCTTTTCCAGTAAGAAAATCACCATATACTTCACTGAGACCAGAAGAAAATGCGGTAAAATCTTCAGTAAATCCAGAAGAATTGGTCCAGTCTTTAATACATAAAAATTGTAAAGTGACAAAAGGAAAAATTTTGGCCAGATTAGATTCTCTCCAATATGGATCATTGCATATACCAGAACGAACAGATCTATCAGGATTTTGTTGTAGAAAAAGTGTATTACTACGAACGGATGCGGGACAACTCTTTTTATTAAATATTTCTCGGAATCCTCTGATTGATCTATTTAAAAAATCATTAGATAGTTGATTTGGAATAGAATATTGAACAGGTCCTTGACCTGGACGCGGATATAGTGCTGGAGGAAGAGGTCTTGTTTGTTGATATCCTGGACCAGGATACTGACCTGGACCAGGATACTGTCCAGGATACTGTCCAGGATACTGACCTGGACCAGGATACTGACCAGGAAACTGACCTGGATACTGTCCAGGACCAGGATACTGACCAAATCCAGGATATTGATTCGGATTATATGTTGCAAAATATCTTAAAACGTCAGGATCACTTCTCATCCATGGTGTTAATATATCAAACATGGGTTTAGTGTTCGTTTTTAAATTATCAAAAATACCACTTGCAACTAACAAGTCAGAAGGTCTTTCATTTAAATATGTTGTAGATGAATGACTCTGACTAAATTTAAACAGATTATTCCATATTAAATGAATATCTTGTGACATAGAATTGGCAATCAAAGGTTTATATATCTGTTTAAATAGTACACCTACTACCCAAGGAGCTCCAGCACTGTCTAAAAGACGTATCGGTAGAAAACTTTCAGATGTACCAGGAACAATTATAGGATTTAAAAACTGTAAAATAAAACTACCTTTTGGAAAATCTCTGCCATATTCATCTTTATCAGCTGTTAATAAAAATTGTGTTGTTAGACTTTGACTTTGATACGGAGTTAGAACAAATCTACCAGAAGTAATATTTCTAAAACGAATAGGCAGAGATACATTATCTATATATTGATTAGTCTGTAACCAAGATAATATTTCTTGAGTTCCTCCACCAGTCTGTCTATACCCTGGATATCCTGGGTATCCTGGGTATCCTGGACTAGGACCAGGACCAGGAATAGGGGGTCTTTGATAACCAACAGGGCCAGTAGGATAACGAGGTTCAGATTGAGCCTCGTTTGCAATCTGTATAGAAGTTAAACATGCTAATACAATTGATGCAATACGTAATGCAGTGTCCGCAAGTTGTTGACATATTTTCTTGCGTTTAGTCTCAGACTTAATTAACTTATTAGGATTTTGATATACAACACCTACTATTTCATTTGGTCCCGTTTCAGCGGAAATATCGACCACAAAAGGCAAAAATTTTTGTTCAATCTGTGTTTTAAGAACAACTGCATAATCACCACAGGCTCCAGGACGGACTAAGTTGTCAAGGTCATAAATATCGGGAGTATTCATAATATGGTTTACAACCATCGATAACAACTTAAGTTTCTCTTTTTGTTTCGACGATACCGTGAATGGTTTGAGCGGAGCAGAAGATGAAGCCCCCATTACTCAAACCGTAGTTTTTCTTTCCATGGTTGTAGACGTTTCAGGCATTTTTGAATAGTAACCGGACTAATTCCGCATACTCGTGCAATATCACTGTGGTCAATATGAATTCCTAAATGTGCATAGCAGAATGCAATAACACTTGCCGTTAATGACGGTGGAGTATTTTCTGGAACAATGCCCAAGTCTTCTATTTGAACACATATACGACGGACCATGTCTTCTATACCCTGTGGTGCAGACAAGTTTGTAAGATATGGTTTGATAAAATCGTCGTATGTTGTAGTTTTTGCAACTGTCTTAAGCCAGACTGCTCTTCTCTGAGAGGCCCGTTCTTGAATAGTTTCTACTACCGGTTCATTCATGGTTTGATTTGCATAAGTTCCTTTGTCACTTGAACCAGAATGAATAGCCAACATACTCTGAAAATGTTTAATTCCCTTGGTCACAAGTTTTAATGGCAATGTGAAAATATCGGCAATATCTTTGGGTACACGAGGAGAATCATGGCGTTTCAATGCCTCCCATAAACAGGCGGCTAACATAGCATCTCGCTGAGCCGAACCACGACAACTAGCCGTCACAGTGAGTTGTGCATACAGTTCCTTTGCCTCTTCTATTACTGACGTACCAATACCGGCATTTGTAGCACGGACCTGAAGACCTTCAAAGATTGTCCACAGTGTTCGCTCACGATACGGCATCAAATTCCATAGATGATACCGTTTTATTCGGCGCATTAGTCGTGAGCCATTACCAGCAAGAATCATGGTACCAAGAGAAGATTCAGGCATCAAAGGATTTACTGGAAAACCGCATCGACTGGGGTCAGCTCCCGAGTCAGCACTGAACCATCGATATTCTGCACCCTGCTCAAGAGGAATATTGACAATAGTACCACACCGAAGACAGATTACTTCTGCACCGTCCGTTTGTAACTCATCGGCGTCTCCACAGGTCTGACATGATTCTAATGTGTCGTCTACTTCTGGTAGAATCTCTCGGTTAGTCGTTTTGTGTAAGGTTGGCCATAGGTCCATTAAATTAAGTTTATTATCATGAATATCTGTCAAGTTTTATCTTTCTTAGATAGGGGTCATGGCAAAAGATTATGGCTATTTTGGGCCAAATTATTCAGTAGCAGATGATATTAAATTGCCGGGTGAATTGGGTGTACGTAATGAATCATCATTTCAGGCCATTTTTGACTCTGTAGGTGGTATAAACTATTATTTGGATACTATTGCATTTGGTTCTGCAACGGGATTTGACCGTGGAAATCCATTTCCACTTGGTATTCGTTACTACTTAGACACGGGACTCAAGTGTTCGAATGGTGCTACGATGAATGAATATGTAGACGGAGTCACAAAAGGTAACATTCTGGGCGATAGAATTGCCAAAGGTCTAGCATCTTCTGGTCTTCCTGGTATGCAGGGACTTGCACCCGGCATGTTAGAAAATGCACGAGATGCATTGGATCCGCGACCCATTTTTTCAGCAATAACAGGAACGGGATATCCTGTATGTCAAGAGGTCACATGTCCTGTAGGAACTACAATGGGTAAAATTCAGGCAAGTGATTCTAAAAAACCATTTATTATTGGACCGGTGCAAACAGTGAATGGACGGCCATATCAAAAACGTTGGGTCCAGTCATACACGGAAGATGGTACAGCAGTTTCGATATCCAAAGATGAATATGAAATGTCCAAAAAATGTTATAATCCGGATGGTTCATATATGGCAAGACCACCGGATGACTGTCCTCCTGAACCCACTTCTATTCGGGGCGTACCATCAGGTAAGAAATACGAGAATTGTATTCAGACTCAGCCCGCTGTAATGCCCAGAAAAGAAGGATTTGAGAATCCTGTTTCAGATTCATTTGCCTTAGGAGCCATTGCAATCCTTGGACTTGCGGTCTTTCTTTTGTTAAGAAAACACTAAAAATAATAAGGAATGCTTGCACTGATTCACAGTATATTTATGTTTGTACCATGGCTTATAGTAATATTTATACGTAATCCTCGTATATTACTATTAGCTATTATAGTAAATTTCTTAATTGTTGTTCAACACAATGTGCTAGGTCGGTGTATTTTAACACAGTATGAGACTAATGGCCAATATCCCATATTTAATGAATGGTTGGCTAAACAGATGGGTCTTGAAATACGGGATTTCAATAAAGGATGGACTCTTGTCATGAACGCTGCACCAACGGTAGCAATGGGTTCTCTCTTATTTGGTATTCTTTCTAAACGAACTAGAGTCTCTTCTTCAAAACGTTATAGGTAGTAATGGCCAAAATACCACCGACAACTTGTGCCACAATATATGCAGATGCAGTAGTAATATTGATTTCCTTGTTATACAAGGTCATCAGAGTTACGGCAGGATTATAGTGTCCACCACTCACATCAATACCGAGATAGATTAAAATAGCCAGAGATGCACCAATAGCCCAGGGACTACCTGTGGCTACAATTACGGATAAAAAAATAAAGGTTCCAAGAAATTCAACCAATGCGGGCAAAATAAGAATCATATCTATTTTAAGAACTATTTATTTGTCAATGTTCGGAGACGACTTTCTGGTAAGATACGGCTGGAAATATTCATTGATTCTAACTCCTGGAGAAATAGTTTGTATGCATACGGAATTCTGACCTGTGCAAATTCTGTTGAATTACCGCATCCCGTGCACTGCCAGATATTCTTCTCGCGATTAGCTACTGCAATAATACCGCATCCTTTGCATACATGGACTTCGAAATTATCAGATGCCTCCATCATACGTTCTTTTAAGAAAACGGATGCACCGTGGGAAATCATTACATCGCGTTCCATTTCACCGAAACGGAGTCCACCGTCACGAGCACGACCCTCGGCCGGTTGTCTAGTAAGCATAACTAGTGGACCAGTTGATCTTGAATGAATCTTGTCATTTACCATGTGTTTCAATCTTTGATAGAAACACGGCCCCATAAAGATAGCTGTCTCAAGCTGTTTGCCCGTGTAGCCACAATACAGAAGCTCATTAGAATGAGGCTCGAGGCCCTGACTCACAAGTGCATCGGCCAGTCCCTTGGCCGTCATTGCAGTATTAAATGGCGTAGCATCTCCTAGAAAACCAAGTTCACAGCCTGCACGGCCCAACAGTGTCTCCATGAGCTGGGCAATCGTCATTCTTGAGGGAATGCAATGGGGATTAATAATAATATCTGGAACAATGCCATCTTTTGTCTGGGGCATATCATGGGGCTCCAGAATTAGACCACATGTACCTTTCTGACCATGGCGCGAAGAAAACTTGTCTCCAATAACAGGAACACGCTCTTCACGAACCCGAATTTTTACAAATGAATATCCTTCGCCGTTTTGACCCTTGTAAATCTTGTCGACATAACCGGACTCATTTGCTCTTAGTAGTTTAGAAGAATCACGGTATCGTTTTCCACCCGCTGCTTCTACCGCGGCAGCCGCAGCAACAGAGGACATGGCATGAAGCGATGCATGATTAATACCGGCCTGTGCCGCTCCATCATGACCACGTAGACGAATAGGTGCCACTTTTCCAATCAAGATATCATCTTGGGTTACAAAGACATTCTCAGGTACAATGCCATCAGGTCCCAGCTTAGAATAATTTGCAAGTTTCATATGACGAGTTGTGAGTGGATTTGGACAACAGAATCGTTCCTCTTCACCGCTTGCCTGGTTCTTTTTCTCTTCGTCCTTGTATGTACGATAGAACTCAGAACGGAATAGACCACGGTCCAGTGATGCCCGATTAATCATAATAGAATCCTCTTGATTATAGCCACCGTAGGTCATAATTGCTACCACAATATTAAATCCCGATGGCATACTCTGGGCTCTATAGAACCGACTCATATACGGTGATGCAAGAGGTACTGAAGAATACCAGAGAAGATTTGCCATAGTATCAAGACGCTGATTGAAATTGAGAGAATAGACACCCATGGCCTGTTTTCCCATAGCCGATTGATACGAATTACGGGGCGATTGATTATGATCAGGAAAGGGAATATTAGATGCCATGGTGCCCAGCATTGTGGATGGATGAATTTCTACATGGGTATATCCATCTGTCTTTGCATGGTCCATAGAAATGAGATGATTTTCTGTCTCACTAGGATCCACATACTCAATAAGACTAGAGGGCCACATGAGAACATCGGTCCAAGAGGTCCAAGAATCCATGACACTTGGATTCTTATACAAGTCTTGGATACCACTGGCAGTTAGAATAGGACGAATCAGACGCCCACCTTCCGTATTAATCCAAATCTCCTTTCTGGCAGACTTATAGACTATACCTGTGTGAATATGAATACGACCAGACTGTTTGGCCTTTCTCAGAGTAGCTACTGCATCTACTGCTCCTTGTGCATGGTCTAACATGAGCATTCCTATCCAGGCTCCGTTTACAAGAACACGGATTCCTGTGAACAGATCATTTCGACTCACTTGTTCTAGATTTTTCATGTCAAGAATGTCATACAGAAATGCAATTACCGGTTCAGGTGACATTGGCAAAGTGACAATAGCCGTACTGCTCAAATTCTTGACTACACCTACTGCATGACCCTCAGGTGTCTCAGCAGGACAGACATAGCCGTATTGAGTAGCATGGAGTTTACGGGGAGCCAGAAGTTTGCCCGTTTTCTCAATAGGAGTGGATAGACGTCTCAAATGACTAATACCAGACAGATATGTTAGACGATTCATGACCTGGCTGATACCTTGTTTAATGCCCATCTTACCTCCAGAAAAGTTACCGGTAGCCAGAGATGATTTCATTCCAATGGTGACTATGGTTGACTTAAGAATCTTATAGACATTGCTTGGATTAATAATGTCCTCAATTTTACCACTGCTTTTCCAGAATCCATTATGAATTTCTTTGGTTAACATTGTCTTCATATCTTTGATTACCTTGGTTCCAAAGAGATACCGAAACAGATTACCCATTAGATTACCAGGGAGTTCTACTTTCTTATTTGGATATGCATCACGGTCATCGTGAGGAATATTTCCAGTAAAGACATCCAGAACCTTTTTGGTAATGAATGCAATATAAGCGGCTTTTTCAAAGAGCATAGTACTTCCACCAATATGGGGCAGACATTCCTCGGCCAGAACATCATATATCGTGGCAATCTTATTAATGACTTGTGGTCCCTTGGGCAATGTAGAAGATGAATAGGATTCACGTGAACCGCCACCGGTTCCTAGATTAGAAGCTAGCCATTCGTGGGCCTTTTCTTTGGTTGTTATTGCACCGGCATCCTCTATACACTCTTGGAAAATCATAGCATACGGTGTATCAACAGAACCACAGATAAGCTCAATGATTTCTTTGTCACTCTCAATTCCAAGAGCCCGCATCATCACAAAGAGTGGAATTTCCGCCTTTATACGTGGACAGGTCATACGGATATGTTCGGGTGCCATAGCATTTTTGGCATTTTGAACGACTTTGACTGACATGGATTTGGGTGCACCTTCATTATCAGGACCAATTGACTTAACATCGATAACTTCGAGTTCCTTGTTACGGGCCTTGTTATTACGGAAAACAAAGGGTACATTTTCGGCCATGCGCTCTTGACTGATGATGACTCGCTCACCGCCTTGGATAATGAAATAACCGCCGATGTCTTCACTGCACTCACCGAGTTCACGGGGTGTCTTTTCAGGTGTATCCGATAGGAGACAGAAGTTACTTCCAACCATTACTGGAATCTTGCCTACATGAACATGTGGCAGAGTGCGCCTCTTAGTCTCAGTAACAATTGTCCCATCTTTGCCGGTAGTCTTCATTGTATAAGTGGCAATAATATCAGTATAGATCGGTGCTGCATACGTCATATTTCTGAGACGAGCATCATTAGGATACATAGGTGTTACCGCACCGTTATTCTCGAAAATTGTGGGTTTACGAATCTGGACATTGGCGAATTCTACACAGACTTCGACTTCGCGGGGCGGAGTATCAGAAATAACAGGTGTCTTATCTTCTGCTCCTTCTATCGACACACGAATGGCTGTACCGGCTGTACCCGCAGCAGCTCTGGTTGTTCCAGTAAGATTCAAGTCAGGAGAACCAGTGACTTTGATGGGACAAGACCTCAGAATACTTTGGGAAACTTCTGCTGTCATGAAATGATTAAATGAGGAAATCTGATGATAAACAATTTGACGTTTATCATGTTGATTGAAATACAATTCCAGCAAATTACGATATATATGTGTGGCCATTACTTATTTTTACCTTAAATCTGAGGTGGTCAACTTTGTGTTAATTTCATGGAGTTAAATAGTTATGCCTGATAATGTAAAAGAAGTTACAATGGATACTGTGACGACTACTAAGAAACGGAGAAGACGGACTCGTAAGAGTACTGAAACAAATATGACTATCATAGAAAAAGATAAAACAGAGACTGCAGAACCAGATAAAAAAGACAAAGAAAAGAACAAAGAAAAACAAATTCCGGTCAAAGTTGTATTGGCCCCGGCAAAACCCAAGATTCTTCTGGTTCCAAAAACAAAAATAGTTAAACCCGTTATTCGTAAAACATTCCGAGCAAAACGTATCCATATGGTTATTGATAATTCTGCAAAGACCCAGAAAAGACGTCACAAGGTTCTAACCGATATTGATTCTATGACGGATGAACAGGTCCGTGCTACTGCTGTGGCATCTAAAATTTACACCAAAGAAGCGGCAGCTAAACTGCCTGTGTCGTTGTTAAAAATGTTAATGAAAGATGTTAGAATGATGAAAGGGCAACTGGTATAAGGTAAAAATGACACGTATCATGACAGTATAGTCATAACATAAATGGGTACAAATATTTCTATAGAAGACTGCGTGGACTTGAAAGATCTACCAGTAGATGTCTACGAGGCTATTGTTTCAGAGACATATACTGTTCAACGAAATCCTAAGTCAGGAAAACTGTATGCAGAAGAGGAAACGGGTTGGAGAATTCCACGAGAACCAATAAATTCATGGAATGGCTGGGAGTGTTCACATGCTACCAATAAATATCTCGGTTCTGATAATAAAAGACGATGGAAATATTACATGGAAAGCGGGCTTCCCAAAAATCACGAAGATTATGTATTTGGTTGGCGGGCCTGTGAGAATGGTAAACGCACATTCTGGCCCACTAGACTCAAGACACAAAAGGAGCGAGAGGTCTGGTGGACCTGGTTGGATTTTCACGTGGCCACACTAAAAACATATGGAAAACAGACAGAAGCACAACTTAAACAGAATGTAAACTAATATAAGAAGATGTCTGGTAAAATAAAACCAATGTACAATAAATATTTTGATGTATGGACCACCCATGTAGAAAAATACGGACCGAAGGTAGCCGTACTCTATCAAGTCGGCGGATTCTTCGAAATCTATGATATCGAGAATCTGACAACAGGAGTAACTCGGTCTAACATTCGAGAACTAGCAGATGTGTGCCAACTTAGTGTATCAACTGCACCAGTCTCAAAAGACGAACAATCGCTTTTTGGTGGATTTCCAGAACATGCACTAGCCAAGTATGAAAAAATTCTGGTCAGTGCCGGTTTTACCGTTGTTGTCATTACTCAAAATAAGAGTATAACAGGTTCGGTAGAATCTCGTACTGTCGAACATATATCAAGTCCAGGTCTATATATAGAAAATAAAGATCGGTGTCTTATTGGTCTTGTTGTTGAACACCGGTACTGGGCCGCGGCAGCATTCGATGCATCTACAGGTTTATTCCGTGTAGTAGAAGGTGCTGACCGTGATAGACTTCAGCAATTCTTGTGTGCCTATCCTCCATCGGAACTTGTGATTTGGACAGACGGTACTTCGCTAATAGATACATTAAAATCGTTGTGTAGTCTAGTACATGTACGTTGTCTGGGACCGGCATCTGTTGCATTAGAAGAGGCCTGTCTTGCAGAATACTGGTCCAAACAGGCACTTACTAATCTACATCGTTTACCGCAAGCCCGCCGGTGTCTATCTAACTTAATGGAGTTTGCAAAAGAACATGTGCCCTCTCTTCTAAAAAATCTGGCAGAACCATTTGTGTGGTTACCAACGGATGAAGTCCGTCTAGGTAATTCTGCTCTTGAACAACTGGGTATTATATACAGTCAAAATCAAAATCAAAATCAAAATCAAAATCACAAACAAGGTCTGTTAGACCTAATGGATACCTGTCGGTCCGCTGCGGGAAAACGTTTACTTCGAGCACGTCTTATTCGACCTATTACAGATATTGGTGAACTCCGTACACGGATAGATGCATATCGGTTTACAGGAAGGGATGAAACAGAACGTCATCTACGAAGTCTTTATGACACATCTCGTCTATTTCGACGCGTAGAACTCGGTACTGCGACAATTAATGACATGGCATGTCTTCTGCGTTCATACCAGTCTTCTCATGCTCTGTTTAAAATCTGGTCCGTCGAATCTACTATAGAGACTATACTTGAGCCATGGAATCTGGATATGTTAGGCCGTGTAGACAATATAATACCGTTGGAAATACCTCTAAAAGCTCCTGCTCATGTAACGGATACTCTTGCAATAGGACAGAACATCTTGGCAGAGGCTAACACAATGTGTTTTTCTAAACTATGCGTAGATACATCAGAAGGTCTTCGGATTGTTGGAAATAAACGAAATGTATCTGCTATCTATGCAGGTATCAAAGATAATGGCCTAGAAGCATCTGTGACACAATATAAGACACTATGGTGTCTTGAAACACCTGAAATTCTCGATATTTCTAGACGGTATCAGGCCTGGTTTTCTAAATGGATAGTAGTCTGGACTACATTCTGGTCTCAAACACTTGCATCATTTGCTACTGGTCGAGACATCCACGATAAAATTGAATATGAGTCGGCTAATATTGACATGATCTGGTCTATTAAAAAGCTACAGTGGACTTTACCTGAATACGTGGAATCTGAGACATCATGGTTATCTGCCACTGAAATTCGGCATCCAATGATTGAACGTATTAATACCAAAGTACCTTATATAAAACAGAGTATTGAATTAAAAGAACAAAGTCTCTTATTATTTGGTCTTAATGCAAGTGGAAAATCTAGTCTGATGAAAGCAGTTGGTCTTAGTACAATGTTAGCCCAGTGTGGATTCCCAGTACCAGCCACTAAGTTTACTCTTGCACCGTTTACGGCCATCTTTACTCGGATTCTGAACAACGATAATATATGGGCGGGCCTATCATCATTTGCTGTAGAAATGACGGAATTTCGTGAAGTACTACAACATGCTGATACCCGTACGTTGGTTCTGGGTGATGAACTATGTTCTGGCACAGAAACATTGTCGGCAACGGCAATTGTGGCGGCTGGCCTAGAAACATTAGTAGGGCGCGGATCCAAATTTTTGTTTGCAACTCATCTGCATGAACTAGGTTCTATGACAATACCAGGAGTACGAATTGCCCATCTTGCAGTACATTATGATGAAAAATCGGGTGTCTTGGTATATGATCGAAACTTACGAGAAGGTTCGGGGTCGGCTCTGTATGGCCTAGAAGTGTGTCGTGCTCTGGACATGCCACCGGCATTTTTAGAACTTGCACATTCTATCCGAAAAAAACTGTCATCCAAGTTACCCCATCTTTCACCGTATTCCCGTGATTCAGTAGTATCAGCATGCGAAGTATGTGGTTCTACAAAAGGTCTTGAGACACATCATATACAACACCAGGCCACATTTAAGGGACCGCCTGAGGAGCTACACAAGGCCAGTAATTTAACTACACTGTGTTCTATATGTCATGATGCCCATCATGCGGGAACATTAATGATTCAGGGATGGGAAGAGACGTCGGCTGGTAGACGTTTAATATGGTCTCGTATTTCTCAAGATACAAGTCTGGATCCGGAAATAACAGCATTTATTCGATTGGAGCGCGGACTAAGACGGCCCAATGCAACTATACAGCGTGTTGTAGAACAACAATACGGTGTTAAGCTGAGTATATTACAAATTAAAATGGCCTAGATAGATGTCCAGTGAAATCACACTTAATCCGCTTAATGGCCTAGTAGTTCCTTCGCGACGTAAAAAAGTACCCAGACCTAAATGGATGTGTCGACACGCTAATGCGGTTCTAATAGACAGAGAAAACTGTATATATAGATGCAATGACTGTAATCCATCGTTAGGTACTATTACTGTGATTCCATGTGTATCAACTAAGCCCCGTACACCAAAAAAGGTAAGTATTTCACCGTCATCATCTTTAACAAATCTTAATGCGAAGATGCCGGAACTTTCGGAGCAGACAAAACCAGAATTTTTTCCTCCAGAGCAGTAATCTGGGCCTGCAAAGTCTTGATTGTCGTAGTATGCTCCGCAGCAGTTAATGCTACCTCTGTAACCGTTTTCTTCATAGTGTCCATATCGCGCAAAGCATCGTCTGCCTTTTTACGTCCACCCGTCTGAGTATTTATACCGCGATTAAATAAGACAGAAGACATTCTATCTGCTCGGATGATATAATTCTAATAGTGTAAACGCGCCCTAATAAATTTGACTAAGCGATTAAAAGATATATGGTCAATAGATGATTATTCCGATTCGTTGTATGAATTGTGGCAAACTTCTGGCAGATAAGTGGTTATATTATCAGAGACGTTTAAAAGAACTTCAGGGAGATTCTTATGGAAAACGGACTTATTTCGATGGAGCAAATATCCCCGACACGGCCGAGAAAAAGGTCTTAGATGAGATTCAATTGACCAGATATTGTTGTAGAAAGGTCTTATTAACACATGTTGACCTTGTTGACAAATTATAGCCACTACATGTAGTATGGAGTCACTTTTCACGGTATTTTTATTATTTATTGCTGTCCTAACAGCCCTTCTAACATATCTGGTTATACCATACGTTCCGGTAATGGCGTTAACCATGGCCTCTGCTGTAGCACTCGTAGTATTCATCTGGTGGCATTGGACTCAGTTTTCTGTAGAGTACCGTCTAAGTACATGGCAAGAGGTTCTCCGAAACTATGCTAGCTATGTTCTATTACTCTTAGCAATCTTAGTCTCTTATGGGTTCTATGTCTTTGTATGGGTATCAAATGGTGGAAATGTAGAGGCAGCCTTTACTAAATTACAGACTAATATATCGAATGGACTCAGCAGAGGTGTTTCATCTGCTACCCGGTCATTATCTTCGTTAACATCTGAGCCGCGTACCAATCTAAGACTTGAATAAATTTATCACTATATTGTAATGAATGTTACACGCAAGAGAGGTCGTGGACCTGCATTGATGACGGTAGATAGTTTACACGCATCATTTCAGAAAATCGATACTAAAGTACGACACATGATAGAAAAGGGATGCACTGATTCAGCACTAAATCAGTGTATTAGTCGTCTATGGATGCAACATTTTCATCATAATCTGTCAAAGGCTGCTACTAAGGGAATGATTATGCATTACAGATCTCTTTACAAGTCTAGAAAGACACGTAAACAAAAGGGTCAAAAGGGCGGAATGGCTCCTTTAGATTATTCTGGCGGTCAAGGTACAACTGAAATCTACGGTCGGTTTCCGGTAGCCGAGGGTTCATCTTCAAAATTTGTCCATGCGCTTGGTTCCCCAGCAGGCCATGGAACTTTTGAGAGCTCTATTGGTACAACGTGTACTAGACAACAGGGCGGTGGTATCTTAGACACCGCATCGGCTTTTATTGGACAAAATGGAACTGTTGCATCGGCTGGTATGGGTCATCCTATTCAATCTATACCGTCGAATACATTACAAAATGCAATTAATGCCGGCCAGGGCCGACCTTCTGCAACTAATCCCGATCCTACTGCTCCTGCTTGGAAATCCCATGTTTTTATGCCTAAAACATTTAATACAGAAGCACTTCAAAAATTTGATATGTCTCCTGTATATAAATATTAAGTACATCAATCAATTCATGTCTTATCTATTAGAGCTAAGACACTCGTTGAACCTATTATTCAAAAAACTACCACAATCAATAGGGGAATGAGCGACGGACTAACGGTTTTACAGCGATATTTTGAGCAAGATTCTGTTCTTACCCGGCATCATATAGACAGTTATGAGCAATGTGTGTTTAATGAGATTCCTACTATTATTCACACTGCAAATCCAATTGTATTTCTAAAAGGATCCTTGGCCGAAGGTATTTTTGCATATCGTGTTGAAATTTTTATAGGCGGCGATGTTCCAAAACCGGAACAACTTGCTCTTACTGTGTCACCTCCCATTGTAGTTCTCGATGGTGGACGTACAGTAAGACGCATGTTTCCTAACGAGGCCCGACTCCGAAATCAAACATATTACTGTCAGTTCAGTGCCGATATTCTGATTCGTGTTACATTTACTCGCAAAGAAGGTGAACAATTCATTTCTGAAGTCAAGACTGCACCGATTGTCAAAGGATTTCCACTATTCCGTTTGCCAATCTTGCTCCGTTCTCGTTTATGTGCTACTGCTGCTGCCGATCCTATAACACTTCATGAGATGGGAGAATGTTACAATGACTATGGTGGATATTTTGTAATCGGCGGTGCAGAAAAGGTCTTAATTACTCGCGAAGAACAAGCGTTTAATTCGTTATATGTTACCAAGATGCCCGAGGGGAATGATAATCTGGCATATGCATCGGTAGTTTCTTTGCATCCAGAAACAAAACAGACACGGCGAGTAGCACTTTTTATCTTAAAAACCGGTGAAATCCGTGTAGCTATTCCAATGGTTCGCGGGGCATTTCCTATTTTTATTTTGTTCCGAGCACTTGGTATTGAAACCGACGAAGAAATTATCCGTTTTATTTATCCTGAGCATTCATCTCTAGAAGAAAACCTGGTTCCTTCGATACATGATGCATATCCTATTCTGAATCGGTTTCTAGCAATAAAATACATCATGTCGCTCACAAAGGGTTCTACAGAGGCCAATGTTCTTGATATTCTACAAAATTTGTTATTGCCACATGTACCAGATGAACCCCAGGCTCGTGGTCTATATCTTGCAGAAATGGCACGCGAAGCATTGGCAGCTGCCGCGGAACTACGTCCAAATACAAATCGTGATGATATGCGGAACCAGCGATTTTTGACAACCGGTACTCTGGTTCGTGAATTATTCAATGGATGTTGGAAAGATTGGCGGGCCGAAGTTAATCTCACTATAGATCGCACGTATCGTCGAAATGAACAGTTGTACCAGGGTGAAAATGTATTTGACTTATTTACAGATAGTAATCTGGTTACAATGTTCCAGCCGGCCACACTCAATACATTAATCATGCGTGGATTCAAAGGACGGTGGGGTACAAACGAACGAAATGAGAAAAAGGGTGTATTGCAACCTCTGGCTCGTATTTCATATCTTGATGCTACTTCGCATACGCGCCGTGTAGTATCTGATTTCGATACTGGTTCAAAGGCTACGGGACCTCGTAAACTGCATACTAGCCAAGTCGGATATTTCTGTACATCAGAGACACCTACTGGGTCTCACATTGGAGTAACAAAGAATATGTCGATAATGACCCGTTTCTCCTTTTCCATGCCATCTACCAAACCGGTCTATGATTGGTTACAGCTCAAGGGCGGAATGATTCCTGTCGCATCTACGACGGCCTCTCTTCGTGCAAGCGCTGCAACAGTGCAAATTAATGGAGGTACTGTTGGTTTTACACTTGATCCGCAAGGTCTAACACGAGTTCTCAAGCTTATGAAATGGACGTGTTGTCTACCTCCGACTGCATCTATATCGTTCAATACTTTGGATAAGACAGTTCGTATTTATCTGGACGAAGGTCGTCCAATTCGGCCTCTATGGTTAGTTACGCCTGATTTTGTAACAAAAATTTCTGCTCTTGCAGATCAACCGTGGCCCACGTTAGTCTTTGGTACTCTGCCCGCCACAGCAAATTCTGGACTGACTAGTGTTAGATTCGTGGATCCTCTTGGTTCAGGTGCCACGTTTGCTGAGTACGAGTCGGCTTTGGCTCCTTACATTGCATCTATTGAATACTGTGATCCGATGGAAGCAAACGAGGCTTTTGTAGCATGGAAGCCCGAGATGGTAGATGATCATACTCATTGTGAACTCCATCCTAGTACACTTCAGGGCCTTTTGGCATCAATGATTCCGTATTCAAATCATAACCAGGCTCCTCGTAATCAGCTGTCAGGTTCTCAGTCAAAACAAGGTATTGGCTATATGGCTACTAACATAGAGTCTCGATATGATACGTATGCACATCAGCTATGTTATGGAGAGGCACCTATATGTCAGACCTTGTATTATGGTGCCATTGGTGGCGGTGAAATGGCATATGGATTTAATTGTATTATTGCTGCAACATCTGAAACGGGATATAATCAAGATGACGGTCTCATTATTAATCGGGACTCAGTGGCCCGTGGAATGTTTCAGAGTCTGGCCTTTCGCACCTATGATTGTGCGGAAGAGCTTGATACAATGACCAAGGTACACAGTCATATTGCTAATCCTGTAGCTGTTCCATCGTGGACTTCTCTCAAACCGGGTCTCGATTATTCTAAGCTTGATGAGCGCGGAATAATACGCGAAGGAACCGTTATTTCGGATTCAACTGTCCTAGTTGGACGCTATATGGTTGTACCTGATACACGTGAAATCAAAGATGCATCTGTAACAGCTGGTCTGTATACCAAGGGACGCGTAGATTCAGTAGTAGTCTTAAATCAGAACGATGGTCGTCTTCTGGTAAAAGTCCGTATTATTGAAATGCGTGTGCCGGGCCTGGGTGATAAATTCTCATCGCGCCATGGACAAAAAGGTACAATCGGTATGTTAGTTCCCGCTGCCGATTTACCAAGAACCAAGGATGGACTAGTACCAGATGTGATGGTAAATCCGGGTGGTCTCATTTCACGTATGACAGTGGCCCAGCTCATTGAAATGGTAGCCGGAAAGTCGGCAGTCATGTCAGGAGCCACTATGAATGCAACGGCCTTTTGCAATAATGGTGACTTTGTCCGTGAACTGGGTGACACTCTTCAAGGTATGGGTGCTGAAAGAGCCGGTAATGAGATTCTGTATTCTGGTATTACAGGACATCAAGTTCAGACTGAGATTTTTATGTGTCCACTGTATTTTATGCGTCTCAAGCATTTAACAGAGGACAAAGTAAATTCTCGCAGTGCGGGTAGGCGCGAGATGCGAACTCATCAGCCAACAGGTGGACGTGCAAACGAGGGTGGTCTCCGTGTAGGTGAAATGGAACGCGACTCTCTTTGTGCTCACGGTATTTCTACATTTTTACAGGAATCTATGATGAAACGCGGTGATGCTACTGATTTCTGGGTATGTAATGGTTGTGGTCGTATTCCTATTTATAATGAGGGTGATAAACTGTTTGTATGTACTACATGTGATGGTCCTGTAACATTTAATTCTTCTATGACTATGCAATTACCGACCAAACAGAGTCGTGTAACATTTTCAAAGATTGCTATGCCATATGCTATGAAACTGTTAGACCAGGAACTTACTACATTTGCAAATACGGGATTCCGATTTGTTACCGAAAGTTCTTTAGGTCGTCTGAAAGAAACAGGGTGGGATTGGCCGACTTTAGATATTAATTTCAAGGCAGAAGAACTGACTACTGTGGCTGAACCGATAGATGCCGAAGGACTCAAGACTGCTATAGAAGCTACTAAGAAACCTAAGAGAGTTGAAACAAAGGCTCCTGTAGCAGAGGCACCTGTAGTCAGAGATGTTGTTGAATTTTCAGCTAGCATAGAAAATGAATACAAGGATTTTTCTAACTTGGCAATGATTTCATTCAATATGCCGGTATCCCAGCTTCCTAATCCTGATGGTTCTCAAAATCCTCAACTAGAAAACAATGCATGGCCGTCTGTTGAACATTATTATCAGGCCATGAAGTTTCCTTCAGAACCGGCTTTTCAGGAAGAAATTAGAAATAGTCAAAATGCTAAAAAATTGGGTATGACACCGGGTCATGCTCTTCGCGGTGACTGGGAACAGATAAAGGATCGTGTGATGAAGTCGGCACTAGTTGAGAAATTTAAACAGAATCCGAGTATCTTAGCTCTTCTTCATAGTACTGGAACTAAACCACTGGTATTTGTTTCTAAGATGGATATGTATCTTGGTCGTACGGGCACAAAAGGTCTGAATCGTCTTGGTACTCTTCTAGAAGAAGTAAGAACTGAGCTAAAGGATGAGAGACCTGATATTATGGCTATTCAAGGTCAAAGTACTGTAGAAGAACAAGTTAAACATGCTGAGACTGTTGTAAAATTGGCTACTATACCAGAAACAACTGAAACAGAAACATCTACAAATCAAAATCAAAATCAAAATCAAAAGGGTGGTGTATATCTCTTTATTAATTCAGCTGTACCACCACATAGTATTGAACCAAGAGCTAAACAAGCTAGACATTCTGGTCCACGGAGATCTATATCTTGGGCTCCTATGCAAAGTCAGACTGGTGGTGATCATACAAGTGATCAAGCAGATAATCTTACAACAGAATCATCTTTAACCACCGAAGTCAAAGTAGAAAAATTAGGTTAAACGTCTAGTCTTTCGTTTCTTTTTCATTCGGCCTCCTTTCTGATCATCCATTAATGCGATAAATGATTCAAATGCTTCTTGTACATTTACATCCGAAGATATACCGTTACTTATATACTTAATTCGTATGTTCTCTACATTTTGTTTAAGATTAGAGTCTGTTAAAAGATAAGCACACATATTAAAAAATCCAGTCTGATCTCCTGAATGTTGTTTTAAAAAATTCCTATTTCTAAGAGGATTGAATCGTGGCCCAGAATTATACATTTCAGAAGATTTATCTGCTTTATCAAAATCTATTATCTTTACAGTATCATTTATAACAAATACATTTCCATTATGCATATCTCCGTGAGATAATCCATGTTTTGATAGAATTAGTAATCCAATTGCTATTTCTTTGAGAACCTTGTATAATTGTTTTTTATCTGGATTACTCTCAAAATAATCAAACAGTTCTATTCCCGTAATATATGGCATCTGTAAATAAGTATAAACATAATCACCATAAACAAAAGAACTACCTGTAACATTTGGAATAAAATATTTCATTTCATCATCGGATAAAACAGAATATAAATGACTATAATACTCTAATTCTTTGTTTAATCTCTGTGATGCATATGTACCATTTGTAATTTTTACTATAGTCTCACCAATTTTATATATATATAAGTTTTCATCCAAAGATGTATTTTCATTAATATACTCGGGTTCTACATGAAAATGAGATATTATAACATCTACAATTTCAGGCTGTTTATTCAGTTTAAGTGAAAGCATCTACATATAAAGGTCTAAATTTGTAAACTTGACTACAGTCATCTTTCTCTTCTGTAAGATTAGAATGGAGCCTAACACAGCCGATATCTTAATACGGTCGCGTCATACAATCCTAGACATCCTAGAAGACCGTGGCTATGATGTCACTCCTTATAGGAATATTTCCCCGGATCAAATTCTAGTATTGGCCGAGGGACATCCACGAGCATTGGATATCTTTGTAAACAAGAAAGAGGGGTCCACTGCTACCTGTGAACGGGCTGTAGTCGTCTATCAACTTCAGGATCGTATTCGTACACGCATCGACACCTTTGTCCGAGACCTATACGATGTTCCTATTGATAAATCACCTAGTAGCAAGATCACAAAAGCAGATGATGTAATAATTATTCTGAATGAGCCGTATAATGAGATATTTGATAAGACCGCACTTCAACAATGGCAGGGCCAAAAGTCCCGTATGACCTTCTTTCACATTAAACAGATAGTTGTGCACTTGGGTCGCCATGAAATGGTTCCACCTCATCGTAAATTAAACGAGGCCGAGGCTACCGAGCTCATGGAATCATTGCATGTAACACAGAAGAGCCATTTTCCTCTGATAAAACATCATGATATTCAGGCCCGAATTCTAGGTCTTGTACCTGGTGATTTCGTAGAAATTCTCCGTCCCAGCCCTACGGCCGGTATTGTAAAATTTCGTAGAATCTGTGCAGCATAAGATAGAGACATGGTACTAGATCTAGTTAAGATGAATGCCGATTATAAAATAGCCTATGATGCATGGATTTCTGCTGTTGTTGCTGCAGGACTCGATCCAAAAAAGGCAGAGGCTGTTGGGCCAGCTAAGACTGCTGTAGATTTAATTCTATCTAATTGGCGCAAAGAAGTACGTAGTCTATCAGATATTAACACAAATGATTCAAATGCATTAGATGAATTATCACGATTATCATCGCAGGTAGCTACGGAAAGAGATAATCTCCGACAATTAATATCTAAACAGGGTACTCGTATTCAGCAAGTAGGTTCCGTTAATCCTAAAGTTACTGAATCGCCTTATGTTAATATTATTGGTTTGCGCCGTAATTTTAGAAAGTCTACCAAAGTCGGATTAATCGTAGCATCAGGTGTCTTTGGTGTTCTAGCTCTTGGTCTTTTAGGATATATTGGATACAAAGCTATACCCACACAGTCTATGTAAATTTATTCTAATAGTGTAGAGAATGGGACAAATTTTTTCTACTCCAATACCTGCACCGCCTAGTTTTACTATACAGGGATCCGCTACTTTGCCTATGAACAAGACACCCGTGCTGGACGGTGTTTCCGGTCTTCGCTATTCTGGCCAAACATACATGAATAATGTTCCTACGATGTCGACTAGTATTTGTTCGAATACTATAACCTATACCGACCCTACATTTAAAACGCCCTTTCCTCTTGGAGTAGCACCCATGCCAAATAATCTTACTGTCGATCAGACAACTAATAGGATTTCCGCTGCAGCGATTCAAGGATATGTTCAGCAGTTGCAGGCAAGTGGTAAAATCCCAAGAGAAGTAGGTACTATTACTGAACAAATTGCGGCTGACAAATTATTTTATGCCAATGTCCAAACTGAATATTGTTATTACGAAGCACGGTATATTGCGGCTCTTTCCCAGTTTATCACGGAAGTCTCTAATAGCAATGCTACACCAAATTCTGGTCAGGCTGCATTAAATGATACGATAGCCTTTAATAAGACTCTGAATACTCTGTTAGAAATTATTAACTATGTTGGAAATGACCGAGCCCAAAAAGTAAATAATCGTAACTCTGAAATTAATTCTGCAAATCAAAAAATTAATAATAGACTAGCTGAACTTCATGCTCAGCAAGAGTTTTTAAATTCTTCTGATGTACGTCTTCAGACTCAGAGTGAGATGATGCGTTATTCAAAAGAAAAGAATTCGGCCATGAATATCCAAATCATGTTTTTTGTTGCATTGAATGTAGTGGCTTTGGGAACTGTATTTATGGTATATAAAAATGTAAGACCTTCTAGCTAAGATAATTTGATAATCTTATTATAGAGATGACCGATCTGATTTCGAAAGATATAGTGGATCTGCAGGATATTGAAAAAGTCCAATTCTTGCAGAGTCTACAAGCCGATCCGGCAAAGTATTCCCAGTACGTTCAAGGGAAGTCCGATGCAATTAAGAAGGAACTCTTAGATGCTAAGAGAGCGTCTTTTACAAAGACTTCTGGAGATATGGCCCGATTCATGGATATGGACAATAATAGCAAGGCCACAGTTTTACGCTCCGGTCATTTAAAGGCATCGCAGGACCATATTTTTTCCGAACAGGGGCGTATTATCAGTTCTAAGAAATCTAACGAAGATTTAACCCGGCGCCAAGTCGAGATTAATGAATGGTATTATGAAAATAAGCGGGAGACGCTTTTTGTTCTCCAGCTTATTTTATTAACGGCACTAACCGTTGTAGTCATTATGTATCTAAAGGCTAATGGATGGATAGGTGAAAAAGCGGCGGACTATGTTTTATTATTTATAATACTTGTAGCAGGTGCAACCTGGCTTTATCGTTGGTACTATACTACCTATATTCGTGATAGACGGTACTGGAATAGTAGAACCTTTGAACAGGGTGCCGTTCCTGATCCTGCTCCTAAGTGCGAAAGTGGTTCTTAAGCGAATGCAGTTCTTAAATATAAGTATGTAATTAGGGAATATGGGATTTCAAGAAGATTTTATGCGACAATTTTTAAAAACACAGGCTGCACTAATGCCCCCAAAACCAGCATGTGATGATGCAGCAGTTAATTCTGCAAAGACTGCTCTAGAAGCAGAAACAGCTAAATATTTGAAATGTCTTCCTAGTAATGAATCTAGGAACAGAACATTACAAACAGTAGAACAACAGAATTCAGCCTATATAATAGAAGTAGACCAATTAAATTATTTATCAAAAACATTATTATCAAAGGTATCAGATTCAAGTGGAGATCCCACTGTTGAACTTCAGACTGTAATAAATGATGCTATTAAAGACTTGAAGAATCAACAAGAAGTTGTTAAGAATGATATTAGAAAAGAGCAACGGATATTTACGGATTCTAATATCCAGCAGAGTCCAGCTGTAGCTGGTTTATATTACACCCAGGTTCCTGATAATAAGATTTTAATAGCATTTATGACTTGTTTTGGAGCATTCTTACTTTTTATAGGTCTCATGATAATCTTTGGACTAAGTCCTGTTGACTACTTTACAAATATGATGATGGGTGAAAGACTTATGACAGTTGGTTTATTGTGGTCCGTTTCACTCATATTCACCTATATTTTTTTCTTTGCATTTACATAATATGTTGACCCGAACACAGGCTTCTGTTTTGGCCCAAGTCTTAGCTGCTCCGCCTACGTTAAATTTATCTTATAGCCAGATGACGGAGGCTAAGAAGATATGCAAGTGTCCTACAGTGAATCAGTATACGAATTATGAATCGTATATGAGAGCCAAAAAAGCTAGAATTGTAGGATGCTGTTGTACGGGTACTACTGCTAATCTGTATAATATTTATGGGCCTTGTTAAGGGGGCATCCTGCCCCCTCGAACCCCCTGGTTTAAATCAATGGGCATCCTGCCTCCTATAAATAGTTACCAGAGATATCTTCATCCTCCATCATAATCCTTACACCCACAAATATCTTACCACCATCAGTTGAACCATAGATATCCGACAGCTTTTGAAGAAGAGCCGGTTTAGTCATAATTTTTTTACCAGGATTGTATTTATTCCATTCCTTGTAACGAATCAACACATCATTTGCCCGCATCTCGGCCCCAGACTCCTTTACCAGACAATCTTGACAGAACGCCGCAAATGCATCATTCTCCTCCTTGTATTTCTTCGATGCAGCCGTAACCTGGTCCGGCTCTTTGAGACCACCTCTTAGATAACGGTTTTCATAATACCAGACCAGAATGGATGCAAAGTACGGACGCCATTTAGCAATCTTACTGTCTAACATCAGGTCTTTGTGGTATACATGATTTGTAGCATCTGTAGATGCATCCAGGTCAACGAATTTAGAAATATGCGGAATTACACGGAGTCGGCGCCATGTACCACCATCTGTTGATGAAACCGGTGGCAAATCATTACATAACATGAAGATACGAGCCATAATGACAAACTGATCCTGGTCCTGGAAAAGTGCACGGGCCTTTACCACGTCTTCGCCAGATAATTGTTTCATCGATGCCGTGTTAATCTTTTCACCCTCATCCGGCTCTGACATAGATACAAATCGTTTGCACTTGAGAACTACAAGATCAGGATTAGCAGCACCCGAATCCGGACGTTTCCGAGTAATTGCCGTCGTGCCCATAGACTCCTGATACTCGCCAAAGGTCTTGCTCATAAGCTCTACAATCTTGGACTTGCCATTTGACCCAAGACCTGTCAGAATATAGAACTTCTGTTCACGATTTGCACCTTCAAGACATGCTGCAAAGAGTGTGAGACAGTACTCGCGCAGAACAGGATCAGGATAAATCTTCTTAAGAAAAGTCATAATTTCAAGATACTCAAGCGGTTGATGTTGGCTTCCTGGATTGTATGCAAGACTACCTTCGAGATATGGAATGGCCTCGAGACCAACCATTCCACGACCCATCTGAAACGAGATGCAATCATCAGGTTGACCTGGTCGGAAATGGACATGTACACCATCATCGCCCTGATGACGGAGTTCGAGGACCCCATTACTAAATCCGACAGTCGTAGGAGTTTGATTCATGTGCTGTAGAAAGTCCTCGTCATAGAATTTCTCCGTAATCTCTTTCATGACACAGTCCTTGAATCCGCTAGTCTGCAAAGATGACTCGAGTTTGATAATCTTTTTTCGCTTGTCATCTAGACGGTCGCGTTCATCTTGTTCAGTTACTTGTGTCATCTTGTTACCAATCTCACTACTCGCAGCAACATATTTATTTCGTACTTGATTACTTAGACGTTCACGAAGTTTCATAGCAGACTTGAGATTTTTCCAAGTGTGACCCTCATACTGATACCAATCCATAGATGCAGCGGTAGCACCTTTTTTAAGAGGAGTACACCGAAACTCGTGCTGATACATATCAAGAATCAAATCGGCTACGCTCACATGCGTACCCGAATAATTGAGAATAGCAAAGTCAATATGTGCACGGTCCATGATTTCCCTGTACTTTACAGCATTGTCCTCTTTTGCATAATGATGTACAGTAGCAATCGTAAGAGGCTTTACACCACGAGAAGATGCTGCTGCCTCTGACGGAAGTGATAACCATTTAGTCCTATACGATGTCTCTGAGTCACCCTGGTACTTAGGAACTTTGCGACTCAAAGACATCCAGGCCTTGAAAGATTCCTCTGTATTTGTAATATTATGCAGAAGCAGACCGGTCCGGACCCATTCATGATAAGAACCAACACGTTTCTCAGGATTGAAACATTCATCAATCAATTTATATGCAAGCTTAATCTCGGCCTGAGGAGGATCACACCGTACAGACAGACCAGAGACCTGTACCATGTCATCTTGAAGAGCCAATGGAGGTATAGAACCACCGGTCTGGCCCGTAAGAACAGGAGTCTTGGTCTTTACCCAATGCTTGCCCTTGCCATACCGTTGCAAGAGCTGGACCCACTCGGCCTCGGCCTCCTCTTTCATGGTAAGTCCAGTAGGATTATCGTGGCCGTGACGAATACTCAGAAGTTTCATTAGATCCTGTGAAGACCACTGAGAAATATCTTGATGCTCCATATTTTCAAAGACCGCCTCCAACTTATAATATGTCTTGTTTGGCTTGGATGCTCCGTACAAGAACCAATTATTGTCTTTGATTACAGACTTGTCAAGACACTTGGAAGCCTCCTCCACATTTCCCGTTGGTCCGAAGATTCGTTCAATGACACCATGCTGTAATAGATAGCCACGAATAGCAAATTGAATATCTGGACTAGTGGTAATGTTAGGACACATAATATGCACACCATCCTTGTGTTGGTCGTGTGCCGTATCTGCTTCTGGGCCCGGTTTGAGCATGACAAAGTACTGGAGAGGCTCAGGTGCCTCGAAGAACTTGTTGAATGCATCATCGTAGACTTGTATAAAATCTTTGACATGTTCCATTGTAAATCGACGGCTCAAAGGTCCACCTGATGGATAACGAAAGTCAAGATCAATCAAGATTGGACTCAGAGGCTTGTGTTTTTCAAGAAGTGAACATGCACGACCATTAGTAAAGATATGAGTATGTACTAGATTAAGAAAATCTTCATACTCGTCTTCGGGAACTATATAAGAACCGGCCCAACTATTTGTAGTGGATGGAAGACCTGTTAGATTCCAATCGGGCGCCTTGGTCCGTCGGTCGTTCATAAAATCTTTCAGAGTTACTGTAGTCATTACTGTACTATTCTACAACCTAGGTTTAGTAGGGGTCAAATTTTTGGCTATCAAAAAGAATGAATACTCAAGAATTAATGCAGCCAATACAAATCATAACAGAATATAGTATTAATATTAATGTTAGAGCTACACCTAACATAAACATTACAGCAAATACATCTACATACGGAGTATAAAACATCCCAACAAGTCCGCCTATTAAAAGAACTAGGCTAATTAACCATATTAGAACTACGATGATTTTAAAGGAACATGATTTCCATGATTCTTTAAAACCATTATAATCTTTCTTAAACATTGTACAGTATACAATATTTAATTGTTAGGTAAACTTTTTTCAAGCTCTGATAATGTATTAGATACATCTATGAATTTGCCTACCATATTATGCTGGTCATGTGCTGTAGGATTTAATGTTCCATCTTGATTTAATATATTATGTTCTTTTAAATATATATTCATACGCAAAAATATTTTTTGTAATTTATTATATTCTTTGTTAATCGGTAGACTATAATTACGTAGTATTGAAGCAGCTGTATTACTTTTTGGTAAATTTACTACATTTACAGATGTAGAAGCATTTTTAGAATTTTTAGATATTATTTCTACATACTGTTCTGCTTTTACTGATGCACGTTCAGCTTCTGCTATAGCTTCTGGTGTTAATGTATGACACCAGGCCATATTATTGATATTAGCATTCATGGCTTGTTCTGATTTATATCGTCGTGTTTTCCCATAATTAGTCATTTTACTATCTTGACAAGACCAACCATATGGTTCAGAGACTGGTTCAGAAACTGGTTCAGAAACTGGTTCCATTACAGAACCTTTGTGAAGCACACGTGGACCAAAGCCAAAAAGACCGCCTCGTTGATTTTTCCTTGTTTTTGTCTTTTTTGTTTTTTTTGTCTTTATCTTCATTCCTATTTAATAGAACTATATTTAAACAAGAGTTGGTTGACCCGTAGCACGGCACATAGGACACTCATTACTACGGGTCTTGAATGACTCTTCAATAGCAATTCGGGAAAATAGATGACCGCAGGGCATTGCAGCTGTATTATTTTCTGAAACCTCCTCTGCTGTGATAGGACACATAGTCTTCTCAGCAATTGCCAGTTTCAATAGCTGTCTGGCTACATGCGGATTGAGTCCTTGATTATTTGGCTTGACTTTACGAATTGTAGGTGTAGGTGTTGTTGCTGTTGCTGTTGCTGTTGGTACTGGTGGTCCGACTGCGAAATTCCGCTTTAACATATGCGGAAAATGCTCAGGTAACTTGTGTGTAATCTCTAAAACAGGAACCTGAGGGCCATCTCCAATTCGAATATTAAAGTGTGCCGTCCAGTTATTAATATTCTTCATCTTCGGTTCTCCGCCTGGGGTAGCTAAAAGGAATAGACCAAAGTGCGTGTAGGTTCCTTGTTTACCACTTGGAATTGCATCAATATTAAATACAGTTGGCTGTGTAGGTAGAATATTAAGAGTAACTATGCCACTATTTTCTGTAGCACTAACATAAGATAGACCTGAGTAAGGATCACTAACGGTCTTTCTAAGAGGATTGTAGATAACAAAGAACTCGGGGATTGGCATTGTACTACTATTCTACTATAGGTCATTGGTCAAGTTTATCGAAGTTCAGGGAGCTTGGGTGAATTAGGAATAGGTATACAAGCACTAGAAGATAGAATACGGAGTTGTTCAATTAATTTAGCTGGCAAAGGTGCCTCTATGTTTTTCTCGATATAGTCTATTTCTGCATGGACAGTCTTGAAAAAATTGGCCAGAACAGGGTCGACCTTTTCATTTACGACTTCTACGTCTTTGACTACGACCACGTCTTCTATGTCTTCTATGTCTTCGACTATAACCTCAATCTTGTTTTCGTTTTCATTTTCATTTTCATTTTTATTTTCATTTTTGTTTTCTTGAATTTCAAGAGTTTCAAGAGTTTCTAAACTTTTAAGCTTTTGAAGATTTTCAAGGGTTTCAAGACTTTTAAGAGTGTTTTTATGCATATTTTCTAATTCTTTCAACCTTCGTTCAAGTTCCTCTACACGATATTCTAACATAACTGGCTCTTGATAAATAATATCTTTAAACAAGGCTTCAGACTTGAATAAGTCAGATAGATTTGTTTCCGGTTTTACAGGAGTAGAAACAGGAATAGGTAGTGTAACACTAGTAGTTCTACAAAACCAGAGCCAAGACATTATACTAGTATATGCATATGTCTTTAAACCATAAATTTGACACCGTTAACTCAATGTAACAAAAATATCAATGGCAGATCAAATCGCAATCCGTCGTATCAAGAAAGATGCTATCCGTGTTATGGAAATGTCTGACTTGGGTCTATTCTGGCTACCAGATGAGGATAATATTATGCACGGTCATGCTGTAATTCTAGGTTGTGAGGGCTCACCCTATTATGGCGGTGCATTCTGTTTCGATGTGACTTTTCCACCTAATTATCCTTTCGCACCTCCCGTATTCAACTATCTCACAAACGATGGTCATACACGTTTCAATCCAAATCTCTATAAGAACGGAAAAGTCTGTTTATCTCTTCTAAATACATGGGCAGGTGAGCCCTGGTCTGGTGTACAAAGTCTGGCCTCTGTTCTTCAGAGTATTCAATCCGCCGTTCTCAACGAAGATCCTCTGCGAAATGAACCGGCCTATTCTTCTATATCCATGCACGTCGATATTCCTATATATAATAGGATTGTTCAGCATGCTACTTTAGAGACTGCAATCATAGGTTACTTGAAAAATCCTCCGCCATATCTTGTGCCCTTTTACGATGCATTCCGAGCCAATGTTCTATCTGCCAAGACCAAGATTCTTGAACGAGTAAAGGCTCTGGAATCATATGATAATACCACTGATCACATTGACTTTTATCATATGACTCTGAAATACAAGTTCAAAAAACTTGCAACCGCTCTTGAAGAAATAAACTAAGAATGAATACAGGCTCGAAGACCATACTGATTAATACATTTTTTGATTACAAGATTACAACAATGACATGGTTTAGAGGGCATGAATCCAGATGATGTTAGACGCACAACGACAAGTATGGCTCCTCTGAGGTCCTGGAGACCGACTGATTTTATGGCATTAATCTCGGCATGAACAGAACCATGTTGACTAACACGATTAGAGCCGGTAGCCAATACTTTTCGGCCCTTACAAATTAATGCAATATGATACGAATGTTTCCGTTGACAATGACTCATAGATTTATGGCGTTCATTAGGATCTATATGTCGAGAAACCCATGAAGGGATCATTTATAAACTAGGGTAGCCCGCCATACATTTCACCTTTGTTAAACTTGAATAGTATAGCATATTACTGGAGCTATCTAATATGTCATTAATACATCCTGATGCAATGACTAATCCAACATTTGCAATAGACGTGCAAACAAAATACGAATTGGATCCTTTTCAGAAACATGCTGTTCTAGGTATTCATGCGGGAGCCCATGTATTTGTAACGGCCAAGACCGGTTCCGGCAAAACCTTTGTCGGCGAATATCTGATTCGCAAGATATTAAAAGAAGGAGGCCGTGTATTTTATACTACTCCTATCAAGTCTCTTAGTAATCAAAAATATCATGACTTGAAGAAATTGTTTCCAGATGCAACAGTTGGCATTCTTACTGGTGATATCAAGATGTGTCCTGATGCCCAGATTATAGTGTTAACCGCCGAGATTCTTAGAAATCTTCTATTCAAGAAAGGTACCGTTACCGAAAAAGTGGGTATCACATCTGCAATCTCGCTAGAGGGTGTTACAGGTATTGTTATGGACGAGGCCCACTATATTCAGGATCCCGATCGCGGTCATGTATGGGAGGAGACACTAATTCTTTGTGCTCATTTGCCCATACAACTGGTTCTATTATCGGCTACGATGCCATCGGCTACTTCTCTGGGTTCCTGGCTGGCCAAGCTTCATGGTCGTGATGTCTGGCTCATTGAAACAACATTTCGTGTAGTACCTCTGGTTCATGCTATTCTTGACCAGAATCTAACACTCAGACCACTGTTAGACACCAAAGGATACTGGACGGGCACATATGCAGACTGGCTTAAGACTCAAAAAGAAAAAGAAAATGATATAGTCAATCATAAGAAAGCTGTAGATGCAAGAAGGGCTAATGGATATGCTGACCCGCCTACCAAGGGCGTAAAAGCCGAGTCTTCTACTGCACGTCTATTACGTACAGTGAAATGGCTAGAAGAAACTAAACAACTTCCGGCACTGTTTTTCCTCTTCAGTAGAAAAGGATGCGAGCGCTATGCTAAACTAATGACCGGATCCTATCTTGATTCATCGGACTCATCTGCAGCAAACACAATTATTAATTTCCATCTATCAAGACACCGTGCTATTCTAGAAAAATCTCCGCAGTTTCATACTATTCGTGATTTCTTAGTACGCGGTATTGCATTTCATCACTCGGGGCTTCAGCCACTTCTAAAAGAAATTGTTGAAATCCTGTTTATTCGTGGATATGTCAAACTTCTCTTTGCCACAGAAACATTTTCCGTTGGTCTTAATATGCCAACTAAGACGGTGGTATTCTTAGAACTTGAGAAGATGAGCGAGAATGGTTCTCGTCTCTTGAGACCCGATGAATATATTCAAATGGCGGGGCGAGCTGGCCGTCGTGGTCTAGATACCCAGGGTCTTGTCCTCTATGAGCCTATGCGTGAACCCGTTGAACTTGGTGAACTCAAGGGACTTCTTACTGGTGCACTGAAACCCTTGACATCTCAGATGCGATTCCATTATGATTTTATCTTGAAAACTAAGACTGACTTGGCATCTCAAAGTTACTGGGCACAGCAACAACATGATATTCTGCAGGGCATAGAAAAGGAACTGGTCCGTCTAACATCGTTGATAGCTCAAGCTGAGTCAAAGTTATCGGCAGAAGAAATCGAAGCAATAGTGACAATTTCATCATTAAAGGCCAAGATAGCTGAATCTGTTAATGCAAAACGGAAAAAAGCAGAGGCCGATCTTCGTAAATGGACTGCTGAGACACCTGCTCATTTAGTCTCAGCAGAAAATATTAAAATTTACGATGAAATCTGTTCTTTGAAACGGGAACACAGTGCTCTTAGTGCTTCTTTGACAAGACCGCTATTAAATCTGGAGCCACTCAAAGCCTGTTTGAATGAATGGGATCCAGGTCTTTCAGCTACCGAGTTTAATGAGGGCCACTTGATTCTGGGTCCGATGCTTGCTAAATCAAGACGACTGGATGTACTGACACCCGAAGAGGGTGTATGTGTTCTTGCTGCATTCATGCACGAAGGTGCCGAGTCATCGGAACTTGTTCTAGAGGATTCCAAGTTATCCAAAGAGGCTTTGGACACTCTGTATTGGCTAGGTGACACAAGACGGGAATGTTTAAAATGCGAGGACCGTTATGGTGTCCAATCACCTCAGGATTTCTGGGCTCTATCAACCTTGTGGCCCTGTGTAGCATCTCGTTGGCTAGCCGGCTATGGTCTAACAGAGATTTCTATAGAATTTGGTATCTTTGAGGGTAATGTCCAGCGAGGTCTGCTCCGTCTCTCAAATATTCTGGATGAATGGCGGGCTGTGGCAGAATTAAATTGTGATCTGGCTACTTTGGAACGATTTAGCCAAGTCCGAATTCTGCGAGATGAGCTTATTACTGATTCGTTGTATTTGCGTCTATAAAAAAATGATTAATTAGAGTGATGGACACAATAACTGGATTATTAATCTTAGTTGGGTTGGGATGTCTAATCATGGGATTTGTCTTATTAAGTCAAGATTACGAAAGCCAAGACAAAGAAAAACATGAAAGACATGAAGAACAAAAACAAGATACTAAACACAAACCCATAACACGACCATCTGACCGTATATGGATGCAAGATACACGGGAACAATCAGAACAAGTTCGGCCATATCCCGTTTTTTAAAAATATCAGATATCAGAGTAATGACCGGTCTGCATAACTTACCAAAACATGTGAAATACAAGGACACCTATAAACCATTTGATTATTATTGGGGTCTAGGAATTGAACATGAAACATATCTTCAAAGTTCTATAAACAATGTTTGCACTTCCTTTGCTGGACACATGAAACCAGAACGATACAGTGTATCTTATTACAAGTCATACAAACAAGATTCTCTGTATGAATCATTAAAACAAGTCTGTCCCATAGTAGTTCCCGTTCTTTTGAATGCCTATGCTATGACTAATACGGATATCTTTGGTGAACACGCTACTCTGTATAAGCGAGGTTCACCTCCTAATCCTAAATATAATGGAAAACCTCTATTCGACTGGATTTGTGAACATTCTGCTTGGATTGCATCAAATTATGATTACTCTTTTGTTTTTGACGGTGATACAATAGAATTTATTACACAGGATTTTTACAAGACCACTGTGACCCGTGTCATGAATGAATTGATTGACTTAGAGGCCCGTTTTGTAGCCGAAATACAGTCTATGCCTCCCAGAGGCATATTTCAAGAACTGGGGCCATTCTCAATAGTTCAGCGTAATGAACCCTGGGCCTCTTATACTACAAACACTGGCAATATTTCCATGTTTAATAATGGTACTCTTCATATTAATGTGACATTACCGACACGATTGAACTTGTTTTGCAAACCAATGTGGCAAACTGATTTTGTAGAAAAACATAGACGTCTGGCCCGGTTAATACAATGGATTGAACCACTGTGGGTATGTCTTTATGGCTCACCGGATCCATTTACTGAGTTCAGTAAATTACAGAACCAGTATGCATCGGGCTCTCAAAGACTAGCCGTTTCCCGTTATATTGGACTTGGAACCTTTGACACTACTGTAATGCCGACGGGAAAAATTCTACAAATCCCAAAAGGGAATCTTCCATGGTATACACATTTACATAATAAAACAGAATACGAACCACTAGAAGTCATAGGATTAGATTTGAATTTCAATAAACACTGGGCACATGGCATCGAAATACGAATATTTGATCAGATGCCACTTGTTCAACTGGAAGATGTATTGAAACAGGTAGTCTTAATAATGGATGCATCTCTGGCAGTAGACTCAGTGTTAGACCCAAGAGACTCGAATGAATGGCAACTATCGGCCACAGAAGCTCTTTATCGCGGTTCAGAAATGTCTTTTACAGCAGAAATGGTGAATCAGATGTTTAGAGCATTTGGTTTATTACTAGAACTAAAGGGACCGGTAGAGCCAAAAGAATTAATGGACATATTAATGGAATCACTGATGGAAAAAAAAGGATTCTGTTGGAGTCATATGGTAGAAGGAAAGAAAACATGTTGTTTTGGTAGATGGAGCGCGGTTTGATTATGGTCATGGTTTACCAATGAAAGTAAACAAGTTTATTTAGAGGTTAAAACACGGTCTTTCCAACATCTCTTTGTTGGATCACAATAAATAGAGATTCTATCTTTTATAACTTTTTGACCAATACCATCAGACTCAACAAAAGCTGGCCTCTGGTGTCTGGCTCGAATAATGCGTCGCCATTCTGGAACCCACAGACGAACATCTGAAATCCATATAACATCAATCTGATGTACTTTGCCAGGTGTCACATGAGTCAAGAATGTTAAGTCCCGTGTCCATTGACGGTTAGCCTTTAACCGATGATTCAAATGTTTCTCCAGAGTCTCGTCTACTGATGGTACAGTAGTTTTTGCAAGAATAGATTTTAGGATACGCTGATTTATTAAATCTGCATATCGTCGAATCGGAGAAGAAGCATGGCAATATGCATCTAAGTCAAGAGATGCATGGCTTGTATCCTCCAGAATTCCAGGTACTATACATACGTAGCGCGCAGCCTCGTTGGCTAAGAATGTAAGAGATGGTTCTATTTCTGCCAATGTACCTACTTCTGCTGCATCGGCCAAGCTTTGAGCCCGCAGAATACCGGTATCATTTTCTTTGAGAATCTTGGCTACGGATCTATTATAACGGATCATCATATATTCAATCATGTCATGACTATTAGGAAGCATATCATATGTAAAACTGTTTTCAACAATGATCCAACTAGGAACAAAGCGTCCTTTTCCATCTTTGTCAATAATGAGTGTAATACCTCTACGCTTCTTGCCTGGAACTAGACTGGCCTTTTCTTCGCTAATGGATGTAGGTAACATAGGAAGAACTACGCGACCCTCTAGATCATAGAATGTAGAACCAATGTCTCTGGCTGACTTATCAAGATCTGACTCGGGTCTAACATACGTTGACACGTCGGCAATAGTAATGGCGGCTTGTTCTGTCTCTTTATTATATGCTATGGCATCATCTATATCCTTGCATCCAGGAGGATCGACGTGATACGTGAACCAGCCGGTTTCGGCAGACAGAGTAATTCGGTCATTATCAAAACTCGTGTCTTCATAATCAAGTTCTACTATGTGTTTTAGTTTGGGATTCTGACTGTGATGAAGAAGAAGAGCCTTTTTTTCGGCCTCGAAATCACCTACTGGACCTATGAAACGTATAAGATTTGCACGAGAACGGGTCCCTACAGTTTGTACTTCTGATTCTGAACTGATCCAATCGACAAGAGCAATCTGATTCCGGCTCAGTTCACGAGTGTTAGATCCCACAACTAATTCAGGAATATTTGTATCATACGGTTTGAACAGATAAATAGGTGTTCCGTGACTCGTAATACCATACCGAAACTTAGATGTTAACTCCAAAACTCCTACAAGGGGCATTGGGTATCTATGTTTAACAAAACTGGGTCAAATTTTGTAAAATTTGACACAATAATTTTATTTCTTACATATAATAATGCCTACTCGCAACTTACACGGTGGTAAATCGTTTAAAAAGAGTAAGAAAGGCAGTTCTGAGATTATTGAGAAGTTTGTGCCCAAAGAAGAAGGACAGGAATATGCACGTATTGTTAAAATTCTGGGTGATAGACGTGCAACCTGTTTCTGCAATGATGGAAAAGAACGTATTGGGAAATTCAGAGGTGCAATATGTAGGGGACCTAAGAAACAGATTATTCGTAGCGGTGACATTATATTAATAAGTCTGCGAGACTTTGTAGAAGATGGCGTATGTGATATTCTGTTAAAATATGAAAGACAGGATTGGTCAGAAATTCGCACTGAAAGAGGTATTCACAAGTGTCTATTTGGAGAAGAAGACGATACATTCTTTGAAGACGAAGAGAGAGTAGACGACGTTGAAAGTGAACATGAAGTCAATATGGATGATTTATAATGCGTACCGGCATATTATACTAAACCAGCCCATAAAATAGATGGCGTCCAGTTCGCAATATACGTCATTTGATGAAAGTCCTACACTAGGACCAATGACAGTAGCTCTTCATAATATTAGTACACGGAATCTACACGAAATAAGTACAGCTCATCCAGATGAAAAACAGTTTCTCCGGAATTGGAGAAGACAACTTACTGATTGTATGCAACTGCATTCTGCGGAACTAGTAAAATTTTTGCTATCATCGAACCTTACAGATGCACCAATAATCAAACGCTGCAATGATATGTTGGCCAAGTATTCTAAACCTACTTGGAATTTTGCATCTTCTATTCGTGACTTGTCGATGAATATTTGTATGGATGAGACTTTAGAAGGTATAGAGATTGAGCTCGGTCTATCAACAACAGACTTATGTAAGAAAATGAAGACCGCAATACGAATGTATACAGATACGGTTACAGCACTCTGTATGGCTGAAAGTCGGCTGGAAGAGAAACTAAAACGGATTGAAACCGTAATGTCTCGTATGAATGAACTTATGTTCTTAGAACCGACTTCCTCGTTGGAAATCTTGGAGCAACCGGTTATGACATATCTGGGTTCAATTCTAGATAAGATTTCATTAGAAGAGGATTATAATGAATTAATGACCCAGTACAAAAAATTTGTTGCACTTCGTTCAATTGTCCAACTAGGAAATTTTCAAAAATCTGCTGTTCCAACATGTACTATCTGTATGACTCGTGACATAGGTTCTACGGTGACACCGTGTGGTCATACTTACTGTGAAGAATGTTGCAAAGCACAGGTTACGGCCTGTTTTATCTGCCGAGTCCAGATTCGTGACAGGGTCCGTTTGTTTTTTTCTTAACTATACAAAGAGTGGTACGAAGTCAATTGGTTTAATAAATCGTGCCTCGTATTCTGCTAACATCTGAGGACTCCAGTTGTATTCAACAGCTAGAGTCTTGAGATGGCGTTTAGCTCTTTCCGTAAAGAGAACCGTCATAAATTTTCGAATCTGGGTTTCGTGATAATCCATTGTATTGTTCATTCCCCTACGTGCGGTGTCAACCTTTTATACCAAAGTCTAAAGTAGAAGCATGGATACTGATTTAATGGACGAAGTCACTGTACAACAACTCCCGAATCTTATCAAAGAATGGATGCAGACCGAGGCAGAATTGAAAACTTTGTCGGCAGAAATCCGTGAAAAACGGAAACGTCTTGGTGCAGTTCGTGCAATGATTACAAAGATTATGAAACAGGGCCAAATTGGTCGTCTCAATATTTCTACTGGGGCAGTAGTAAATCGTGTAAAACAAACAAAAGCTTCTTTTACAAAAAAGTTTTTGATGGAGTCTCTTATAGATTTTTTTAAGGGAGATCAGAAAAAGGCTGAGGAGTGTGCAACATTTTTAGAACAACATAGACCGATTAAGAAAACTGAGGCATTATCTTTGGAACCTAATTGATTTGTTCCAAATCAATTAGATACGGAATAATGTTTAACACATTATTCGCGAACCTAACTAAACGTGTTTAGTTAGCTACCTAAAAATTTGTTCCAAATTTTTATGAACCTAATTGATTTATTTTTCTATAATAGAATATGTCTTTTTATTATTCGTTCTTTCCTCCTCTGACAAATAAAGTCCGTGAATGTTTTGAGAATCAGGTTGCTCCTTCTGTAGGATTTGCTGCTATACTAGCAATACTTGTTCTTGTAGTAATACAGATTTTCATTGTACAATTCTTATGGAACCGCGTTCTAACCTCGGTTGTACCCGGTGTCAAACCTTTAAAGTCTTTCGTGTACACTCTGGGCCTCTTAATTCTCTTGGCTATGTTATTCCCTTAAATCAATTTAGACCAACGAACATTTCAAATCGGCAGGTTTAACAAAATTTGACGCCCAACATTTTCCATAACTATGGTATAGAGTCATACAAAATGGTGCTAATCCAACCAGAAAACTGTTTGTTGAATAACGGAAAGCGACCTTCTATCAAGGACATTCTTGAAAAACGCAGGAATTGTAAGGATATCTTTGGGCTAGGAGAAGCAAAGATGACATTTGCAACGCTTGAAAAGCAAACTGAGGAGGAGAAAATTCCGGACCTAACTGAAAAAGAGGAGGCTATGATAAAGGGTATATTTCAGTCTAACCCAAAATAAATGTATGCCTCTTTCAAATGTTCAGCGGTCTAATATATTAGAATCTTTAAATTAAAAGATTCTAACATAAATTCTCAATCGCTAGGGGTTCGAGGGGGAAATTCTTAGTGACGCCAGTTTTACTGGCAGGTCAACTAAGAATAACCTCCCCTATTTTGGCGTAGATGAAATCCCTTCATACTGTCTCAAATCCGTGTCTTCAGGAGCCCAAAAACCCGGGTCCCGTGCACCCATCGGCTTATCCATAGAGGGCTGGTCACCCAGACAAAAAGATGTCATAGCAAGACGGGTCGATGCCAGAACTTCTTCAAACGCAGCTAAATTATCAGGAGATGAGCATCGGGACCGTATTAGCTCTTTTCCGCGTTTCTCATATTTGTCCATAATCAGAGTAATATCACGGGGTCTTACTGCGTTCCGGAGACAACGTCCCACAAATGCAGTAGCCGGCTCCATATCATGAGATGTTCTAAATTGAAGATTCAGAGTTCTATATGTTCCGGCTCCTGCCGTGCTTACATCAGCCTCTATACAACAGAGTTTACTGAGAAGAAGACGGAGTTCGGCTGCACCTTCATCGGACTCAGGAAGATGAGCAATACTAGCCAAAATATGTTGGGCCCCTGAGCTCCGTGTAGTACATGCTGGAGCATTGGTATTTACTGCAATGTTTGCAAATCCTTCGACACTGGATTTTGGTCTATAATGAACTAACATCAGAGCCAAGGCTAATAATGTAGCAACCAATATCCATACATTGTACATATCCTATATCATAGATTGAAAATCTATACTGAAGTCCAAGCAGTTAACATCTCCTGGAATATTCCTCTAGCCTTTTGGGCAGCTGCTACAATTACTTCTCTTGCTACTGCCTCGGTAACTCCGGTATCTTGACTTGCAGTGTCTATGGCATGTTTACCAAGTACAATATGCATCTTCTTTTCGAGAGGATGGGGGACCTTGTACGCAGCATATGAAACCGGACCTTCAGCACCATCTTTTAAATAAAGTTCATGAATCATGGCCTCTAGCAATGAACCCAGAGTATGCTCCTGATCGGTAAATATTACACGAATACCGCTCATGCGAGATTCTAGAGATTGAAAGACCACACCATCTAATGCTGACTCTGTAAATGGAGTAACCAAGTCAATAACGGCCTGAATACCATCAGCAACAATCTCTTTTACTGGCCGGACACCAACAGATTCAACTGTAAAACTGAAAGAATCCGGAATAAAACAGCGTTGGATTGCCATAGTCTTCCACTCAGCTTCGTAAGATGCAAGAACTGCCGGGTCTAGAGTAGACGTATCCGTGACTTTCTTAAAAGAGGCCAGCCAATCATTGAAGAATTCGCGTTGTCTAGAAGGGTCGGGATCAAGAGTATTCTGAAAAGAACACTGTGCTACCGGACTAAATCCCATAAAATCTCGGCCCCGACCCTTAACCGGCGTGGCTACTAAGTCAATCTCGTCAGGAGGAAGACTTGGATTCCACTGTGGTCTGAGTGTAGTAATTAAGCAAGACTGTTTAGTAATTGGATCCCGAGGAAACATGGCGGCGGTGACTTCTGGGCCTAGGACACCCACCCCTTTTTCTGTAATCTTGAATTGGTCTGCGGTAACATGCAGAGCCTCCGTGCCAGTATTAGACACGGTAAGTGCAAACTCATACTTTGTGGGATCGAATTCACGGAGGTTACGGACACCAATAGGCAGAAGAGTCAGACGATGAGCAAGCATCTCATTGAAAATGGGACCCGTATTTTTATTAATGATAATACCCGGATTGGCAGATGTTAGATCTGCAAAGAATCCAACAGACTGTGTTTCCATTAAAATGGATCTGCGCAAAGTATTTGCCACGGTTGTACTGCTCTTTAAGAGGAAATGGCCTCTAATCTTGCTATCAGAGCCTGAAAGAAGATTTGGACCATCTTCGGAATAGTCATTGAACATCTACTTACTAAATGTAATTTGAATGAGTGGAGTCAACTTTTAGTTTTCAATCGTTCGTCTTCTGGCCATAATTCCATACTATACAACAATGAGTAAACCTCACACATGTTATTATAGTGAAAAGTGCAAATTTTCTCAGTCATTTCTGGAAGAGCTATCTCATACACCATATTCAAAGGATTTCCGATTTGTGTGTGTAGATGCTAAGCCCGGTCAACCCAAACCTAGTCTACCATCCTATGTTAAGGCCGTTCCAACTCTGATGATTAAGGGTGAGTCTGAACCAAGAACGGATACAAATGTAATGAATTGGCTCTCTGAATATCGTCTAGGTCAGAGACAGAATGTTGTTCCCGGTGCTACTGATACCAGTTTAGCGGGTGGACTAGGAGAGGTTGGTCCATCGGCATTTATTGATTCTGAACTTTTTGGAGGCGGAGATGAAGGATATGCCTTTATTGGTGAAGATACTGCGGCATCTTCTGGAGCTACATCTCGTCTAAAAGGTAATATGGCTAGCCTGGATGACTTATCTCTTATGGCCGTGTCTGACCTCAGAGCTGGTGCAAAGACTACTGTTGTTAAAAAGGCTCCTGAAACAAATCAAAGTTCTAAGTCTAAGGGTTTGGAGGATGCATTTACAGCATTTCAGGCTGCACGCGAAAAAGAATTTCAAGGTGCTCGTCGATAACGACCTAAACCAAAAGGAGAGCTCGTCGATAACGACCTAAACCAATCATTACCAATTAGTATTAGATGACCTCTGTTTTAGGAGTATTTTGCAATCAGCTTCTTGCATTTTTTGAGGATATGAGTGAGACTTATCCTGAGGAAAAAGATATTGCTATGGCATCATCTGCACTAAAACTTCTTAAACAAGTAAATCCACGACTCATTCATACCGTATTCATGAATGCAGTAGACAAAGAGTTGATTGACAATGTTTTAATAGAAAATGAGTTATATGTAATCGAAAAGGCAAAGGATATCTTAAATTCCAAGTATTCGGAAATCGCCTATGCATTTTGGATTTTTGACAAACATTGGAGCACAATGACAGAAACTAATAAGCGCCATGTATGGGACTATTTCAAGACTATTGTGTTATTGGCACAGAAGGTGGAATCAATGTAGGCCTCAATTCACCTTCAACTGAACTTCCTAGCAATGCAAAAATTTTCAGAGGATAATTTTTTTCTGATAAGTCGGTAATATTTTGGCCACGTAAAGTAGTTTCAAGATTAAGTAAATACGGAAGAGTAAATTCTTTGAAATCAGACGTACGCATATTTTCAGACATCATTATAGTAAATTGTTGTGCATTTGTGCACGCAGGAAACCATATTTGTAAGTGTCCTATAATATTAGGTATTGGTTCATCATTTATTTTATTTCCAGTTTCTGCATCTCCTCTAATAGAATTCAAATTAGGAAATGTTTTTAGAAATGATTCTGCCGGAGTATAAGATAAAAAATAGGGATCTCTCATAATTTCCTCGTTAATTCTTTCTAAATTACCGCCCCGTTGTTTTATCTTGCGACTCTTGTTCCTATAAAATCGTTTTTGACGCATCGATCTACGCATCCCCTAAATATATACACAGACTTTGCCGCTGCGTTTTAAACACAACGTCAAATTCCATATCCTATAGAGATGACAACATTTGCAAAGACTCTATTAGCATTCTGCGAGGACTTGAAACTGAGTCTTCCTGAACTTACATCGGCCGTTGACAGAATATCTACGACAACACCGTCTGATTTTCTAAAATCGTGGCGACCTCATCTTACTACACTAAAGAACCGTGATATTCAAGCTCTGTTTCAGAAACGTGGAGGTTCTTTGATAGGTGGCGTGTCTTTGTCTAAGAAACTGTGGACCGAGCTATCCGAGAATACGCACACGGCGATATGGAAATATCTCCGGACTCTTGCTCTAGAGGCTTCTATAGAAATCGGAATTGATAAGATGAACTCCGATGATATGGCCATTTTAATGGAAATTCTGGCCGATGAGCGGGGCGGAGATACTAAGACAATGTTCGAGGAATCGATGAAACATCTGAAACCTCTGTTAGACCGTCTAAAGGAGTTTATGCCTTCTTTAGCAACGGATTCATCCGGTACTTTGTTTCCCGAAATTCCTGAACGCCTTCGTAATGGATGTATTGCTAAGCTAGCAGAGGAGTTGACCAAACAGTTTGACCCCGCTGAATTTGGGATTGATCCTGCACTCTTTTCGGGTGAGAATATTGAAGATATTCTGACCAAGTTGGCAAATATATTCCAACAGGAGCCAACTAAGCTTATGGCAGGTGCAAAGACAATGGCCGAGAAGATTAAACGTAAGATTATGGGTGGCTCATTGAATCGAGATCAACTAGTAGCAGAGGCCCAGGAGTTTATGTCTCTGTTTAAGGAGCATCCTATGTTCAAAGAGAGTCTGAGTAAGTTTGAGTCCATGATGGGTGGTGGTCTAGGAGACTTATTTGGTTCCGGCGATGAACCCTCTGAGAGAAGAAGCACCGTTCAGGAGAGACTTCGCCGGAAACTGGCCGCGCGTAAAAGCGGGGCCCAAAGTAAGTGAGGATGACATGTCCAGAGTTCTGGTTAAATAATCCAAGAGTCTTATTGGCAGACTGGAAAGAATTTTTCCCATTCATGAAGGTCAATGAGAGCTGTACGGCTTCTGCACTCAATTCTTTTACGCGATTTGGACTCTATCTATCTGTCATCTTAACATTAATCAAACTTAATCCGGCCTGGCTCTTACTAGGAATTGCTTTTGCTACATTAGCCATAGTATTCTGGTTTTGTATGGTAAATAATGATACGGTACGTGAAAATTTCTTAGATATTGAATCACCGATACAACCAGATATTATAGGATCTACCACAGAACCTACACCGGCAAATCCGTTTATGAATGTTATGATGCAGGAATATACGGACAATCCACTCCGGCACCAGGCATCCGGACAAGTATTGGCATTTGATTCTTATTTCGAGACAGCCTTCAATAGAAATCCTGGTGATGTCTTTAACAAGACCCAGAGCCAGCGTCAGTTTGTAACAATGCCATCTACAACAATTCCGAATGATCAAGAGGCATTTATGAATTGGTTATATCGTACACCAGGACAGACCTGTAAGGAGGGAAATACGGATGTATGCATTTTTGATACGGGGCCGGCACATTTTCCGTGGCGCGAAATAAAATAAAATCCCAGTCGTAAAGTAAGTAAATGTCCTCCTTTAACATTCAACAATTTACGCGGGTACGTGATGATCCTTGCAACCAGAATTTCCAGAACAAGGAAACAGTGAGCCCCGGTGCTTATCAGGTAAATAACATGTATCCTTCTTTGGCTACTGCTGAGCGGATTGCCTATGAACAGCCGATTGTACCCGAGCGGGACGGTTTTGGCTGGTCGGCAGCCTCTATTGATATAGATTCGTCTCTCCGTAATCATGGTCTACAGACTCTGTCTCCGCATTGCCCTGTACGTGGCCGTACTCAGGCTCGACCCTTTGTAACGGTTCCTTATATGGGCCGTGGCAAGGGTGATACGAATGTGGAGTCTCGACTATTCATGCCTGACTTTGTCCGCCAAACCAAGGATTGCGGTACTATTTCGGATGCTACGTATGAGAATCAGTTCACTCCTATGATTCCTCATCTAGCCAAGAATATCCAGGATTCCAGGCATCTGATTCAAGAAGATGCGGCACCAGGTTGGATTAACGGAGGCATTCCTAGTCGGCAGTGGGTCCGTGATCTGAATTGTTAAATTAAGACAATAAAACAATAAGACATCAAAATAAACTTATGTTAGAACCTATTAGATTCTAACATAACTGTAGTATGTTAACTGATATTCGTAGTCTTACAAAATTTCCTCTAGAAATTGCTGCTGCATCCTGTTTAGTTGATACTGCAGGTCTATTTATCTGGCGTTTTTATGCCACAAAAGACGGAGCAATAAATACATGGTATGATAAATTTGGTCTTGTAGCATATGGTGCCGATATACTGAGCATTATGTTGTGCATAGTATTAGCCCAGATTATCACTACTGCTGTAGGTGGTCCTTGGAATCCTATCTTTTTTTGTGGTGTAACCGTTGCAATTCAGGTTGTACATGATATAATCTTTGGAGCTGTAATTGTACCTATTGTACCTAAGGGCCAGAATGAAATTATGGATTTAATGAAAACATATGCAAATGAATCTGGTTTAGGTATTATTGTTGTTGATGCAATCTACATGATTCTAACATCTCTGCTGGTCATGTATTTTGCAAGTGTAGAAAAATCAGTATCTTGGTTTGTATTATTAGCAACTCTGTATATAACAATGTATATCTTATATACAAATCCAACGGCAAATTAATCGCACTATAGAGTAAATGTTCAGTCTAGCTACCCCTCCTGTAGGAGTAAAACCTATGTCTCTTCCACAAAATTCTGATATAATTGCCGGTGGCTATACGCAGATACCACAAAAATTCTATCATCCAAATGCGGGCCGTAATGCACTTGGTCTTGTAGGTGGCAATGACGTAACTCTTGTAGCAGGTAATATGGTAGACCTTGAGTCCGAGCTCAGAGGAATAACCCGTGATTTGTCAAAGGCTCCGGCAAAGAATTATAAGCCCTCTTGTCTCTTGGGTGAAAAAGAGCCAGACCAAGGAATGTCATCGACTAAGTTGGCTTCTATTAACAGTTCATGTCCCTCCTGGCCTACCCCGATGCATTTTATAGAACGGTCAACGGGAAAGGCTATTCGAATTGATACTCAGCCTCAACATCTTCCTACGGTTCAGATGTTTACATATCCTGGTGTTCCTATGCCCGATAAACTTGTAGTAGACCAGTACAATGCCTATAGATTCTAACATCTAAGTGTAGAGATGGACCGTTCTATGACAAGATATCGCCATGATATCAACAAGATGGTAGAAAATAATGAAATATCTACGGGTCCCGGTCGGTGGACTCTTGGAGTACCGAATGCATATGGGAATGCAATCTATCCAACGGAACCAACTGTTAGAATACAAAAATGGGGCGCGGCCCATGATATGTCTACAACAAAGACTGATGTAGAAAGTGACTTATGGAATCTTGCCAGACCTACTACGAAAGTTGTATGTGGACAATATACTCCTGATCAGAATCAGCGCACATTGACTCCTATGACCGAAGGTTCTTTTCCCGAGACCCATGCCCGACTTGTAGATCCGCCTTGTACAAATAGAGCGGTAGGTGTGAATCGGTGGGACTGGCTCCATCAAAATCCACAGGAAAATGTGGCCATTCCTTTTGAATGGGGCCTTGATACCCGTCATGCAAACAAGGATTCAGAACGTCCTGAGATATTTACGTTTCTAAATAAGAGTCCTATTCCATATCCATCAGGAGTGCCGGTTCCCCATTTTCCAAGAGAAGGTGACCCACGTGATTTTAATAATACTATTCCGGGCTCATCTCAGCGCCTAGATGTAGGTCCTGAATGGTTTTCTTAACAAAGAAGTTTTGGGGACAGCATGTCTCCATAATTTTGACCGTTTAGAGTAATGGAGGTCTTAGCCGTTCTTGGGCTATTTGGAGTAGGATATTTTATTTCTAATGCACAGCCTAAAGAAGAACCATACGAAGATTTCGACTCATTAGACACGAATGAATATGGTGGACTTCCACCTCCTATTTATCCTGAAGACAAGACGGCACCAGGTGCTTTAACACAGCCCGGTAAACCCCGTCAACCTCTTCCTACTGCCAGTGGTGAACTTGATCAGTTTTACGGTGTGACCAAGTCATATGCACAAGAGCCTCCATTATTCCAGAGTCCTGCAAAGCAGGTTCGTATGAATACTGATAATTCAGAGGTCATGCCCACGTATACTAATAAGACAGTGGTTTCTGCACTTACTGGACTACCAATGGCTCCTGGTGAATTTACGCATAATAACATGGTTCCATTTTTTCGCGGAGAAATAAAACAGAATCTATCAGAAAAAGGTAAGCTTGATGATCTTATAGGAGCCGGTTCGACACTTATTTCTAAAAGAGAACAGGCTCCTCTGTTTGATCCGCATCGTGAACCAACCGGTAATGTTTATGGTATGGAAAGTACCACTGATTTTATGCAGGATCGTATGGTAGCTCCTACATCCCGTGCATTTGAAAAACCGGCTGAACCTGTTCGTGTAGGCCCGGGTCTTGATAATGGATACACGCCTTTTGCTAATGGTGGATTTCAGCAATTTGAGATGAATGAGATTCTGAAACAACGAAAATCGGTGGATGACCTGCGAACGGCATCTAATCCAAAAGTAAGCTACGAAGTTCCGGTAATTCCTGGCAATAGATTTATTACTGAACGGGCTGAACTGGGTGAGACTCGCAAGTATCGTCCTGACACATTTTTTCTGAATAATAATGGTGAGCGAAATTTTACAACGGTAAGCGAGAATAGTAAGCCAACTGAACGCGCAGCCCATGTTATTAAACACCAGGCGCGCGAAGACACTTCTACCGTCAATATTGGTCCTGCTGCTGCAGCTGATTTTACCGCTACGTATAATATTCCGTCGGTACGTGCACCGATGGTACACCAGCAAGATGGCTACGGCTATCGCAATGCTGATGGTTCAACGTATGGTACAAAAAATACAGATGCTGAGAACAATGATTATGGACGTGCCGGTGTACACTTCTATACTAATCAGCGCAATGTGACCTCTGAACGTGGTCAGGGTCTGAATCTGAAACCGGCGGGTGTTCCTGGGGCTCTAACTGTATATGATCCCTCTGATATTGCAAGAACTACTATTCGTGAGACTACGGCCATGAATGATTATTCGGGTATTGCTGGACCTTCTGGTGGTGCTCAGAAATTAACGGTGTATGATCCAATGGATATTACTCGTGTGACAATTCGTAATACAAATTCAGAGCCGGATCGTGCCATGAATGTATCTAGAGCCGGTATGCCTGGACAGCCTGTGTTACCGTTTGTGGATGGTGTGAAATTAACAGCAAAGGGTGAGCTTGCATCTAATTCGTATACTGGACCTGGTGGTCGTGGTGCTGTTTCTTTTGAGCAAAGCTATAATGCAGCGTATGATATGAGAACAAATCCGACCAAGGAGGTAGTGGCCCAGGGCCGAAAACCCTTGGCCGGTAATGGTAATCTGCCACTGTTTAATGGAGAAGACTATATCAATATGACATATAGAAAACCGACTATGGATTCTCTGAATGACAGAGGAAATGCATCCAATCGTGTCATAGGTCCTACTCTGGGCGCAGAGGCACTGGGTCTACAGCGTCCCAAGAATGTGCTGACCCTGGATATATCAAAAGATAGAAATATTCGTGAAATTATTGATAGTTTAGATGATAATCCATATGCTGTTAATATTCAAGGAGCTGCACATTGCGGTGCTCTTGTACGTTAGGTCCTAAGGTTTAAATACAACATATATCTAAAACATTTAGATATATATTGATACTAGAATAGATGGAAGGTGTAGCTGTTTTTGACACTATGGTAAAAGGCACAGTTATTTTTACAGAGGGTTCTGCAGGTACTGTAGTAAAGGCAATATTTTCTCAGTTACCTCCTGGACAACATGGATTTCATATTCACACAAACGGAGATCTACGCGAAGAGGGATGCATGGGAGCATGTGCTCATTTTCACAAAGGTCCTCCATGTAATCATGGTGGACCTCCTGGTTCAAAAGGAGAAAGACATACGGGCGACTTGGGTAATGTAAGTCAAACAAATTTTCTATACAGATATGTGCTCAAGAATGTTTCAGTAAAAGAACTTCTGGGTCGCACTGTCATTGTCCATGCAGATCCTGATGATATGGGCCTAGGAGGTCAAGACGATTCGTTAATAACCGGCCATGCTGGAAAACGCATAGCCTGTTCGATAATTGGCAGAGGAAGCTGTAAACGTAAGACACGAAAAGCTTAGTCTAAAGATCTAATATCCAAAGAAGATTAGACAAAATGGACACAGAAGCGGATCCATTTTATCCAAGAACATTCGAGGAAATAGCCGGTAAGTCTGAATGGGAACCTCTACGTACAATGATGCAATCACCTGAACCTCCACATCTTATTATTGCCGGTCCACCAGGTATAGGTAAAAGTATGGTTACTCGATTTTGTCTTGGTCAATATATAGCACTCTGGCTCCGATGTTCACAAGATATGTCATTAAAAGCAGATACACGTGAACGTATTAAGAGTGTAGCTAAACGCAGAATCCAAGAGGGCCAGATTCATTGGATTGTGTTAGAACATGCAGACTTACTACAATCTGATGCACAGGCATTTTTGCGAAGAGTTATTGAGACTAGTACGGGTGCATCTCGGTTTGTACTGGAAGTACGGAGTCTAGCCGGTATCACTGAACCACTCTTATCCCGTACAACACTATTCAATGCACCGGTACTCCAACCTTATGAAATTAGAACGGAGGTAATGAGAAGAGTTCCAAGTATATCATTACAGTTGGCAAATAATCTGGCATCACAGGCTGATGGAAGTATATGTTGGGCTACACTACAGGGTCTAGGTGGCGGAGAAGGATTTATTGATCCGACCGTTAATATATCAAGAGGAGCCGAGACAAAGTGGGGTCACATCCTCCGTGTTATGGAAGAAATTCAGGCAACAGGAACAAATCCAAAGGCATTACTTGGTTCTATAGGATGGGATAGACCAGGTGGAGTATGTCCATGGGCCCATATTGCCCACTCGTTTACGAAGTAAAAGAAATCTAAGAATACACATCAGTAATGGAAAACGTAGCTACCTATTCCGAGGCTCGCTCAGAGTATACGAAACAACTGGCTACCTTAATTGTCCCGGCTCTTTTTGCATGGTTTCAGAATCTTTGGTCAAGAAATGCAGGTGATAAACAACGGTGTCTATCTCTTTTTCAGAGCGAGTGCGAGGAAGTTGGACGCTGGAATCAGGACCGTATTACCGACGAAGTCCGTGCTCTTATTGAGCGATCTGGCTGTGATTATATGGAGGAGCTCATGACGGCCGTTTTTATAGCACATACCAAAGTTCTGACGGCTATCCGTCTATCAACTAAACAGAAGAAGTTGTCAATTACAGTTCCTAAATTGGACCATTTTCTTCATCGTGTTTTTAAAGAGTCTGCCCGGTGTTTGTGGAAGACTCCTTTTCTATTTATGGATGGAGGTGCATCGAATGTTGTAGAGCGTCAGAAAAATATGTTACAAGCCGAGCAACTTCTAACAGAGGCTATTACTACGGCAGTTCGTGGACTCTTACCTGTAAAACAGATTTTGAAAGACTATATGGAAGAAGATGAAGAGCCACCTACTCTGAGTGTTTCTGAAGTAGAACCGGTACAGCCTGTACAGCCAGTTCAAGATGAAAAAGAACTTGAGAGTAAACGTGTAAATGCCGAAAAGACAGAAGAAGTAGAAAAGGTAGAAAAGGTAGAAAAGGCTCCAGAAGTTTTTTCAATTGATACAGAACACAGTGTAAAATTTGCTAGTCATGATGCAGTCTTTGATGAGACGCTCGAACCTGAGATGCGCCCGGCATCTTCGGGCGAGGATATTTCGGATGGTTTAATCATTGATGAAAACTCTGTTTCTGCTGTCCTAGAAGAAGATATCGAGGATCTAGAGGCTCCTGTGGCCCCCGTAAAAGAAGAAAATGAGAAAATCAAGGACGATGAAGTGGTAATGCTTGAGTAGTGCGTCTGTAGAACTCAAAAATTAAAGCCCCAGCTCAAAGATGGACACATACAATGTTGCTCTCTTTGTTCTGGTTGGACTTGTTATTGCACTAATTGTAACGGGTGGAGCTATATCTATGTTTGGTGAAGAGCCTTCTATGGGCCAACTTGGAGCGGGAGCTACTGTTGGAGCAGCTGCAGGTGCAGCTCTAGGCTTTACGGGCATGAAAGACATGAATATGGGAAAGATGTTAGAAAGCATACAGGCTACTGTAGAACCTGAGATGAAAACTGGTCTGCCCACTTTTTAGGTATACAAATGTGCGATACTTGCATCCAACAGTGGTTTCTTCTTAAGAAAGAGTTCTACATGCTCCTTCTTGAGTATAAATGGCAGACTAAAACCCGGAATAGCAAAGGGAACCTTGGCCGGGTCATTGTAGAACCGTAACATATTCATCTTTGACACAATTGTCTGGATGCAACGTTTGAGCTCACGGACACCTTTCTCTTCGCCTGTGAAATTCTCAATAATTTGAGTCAGAATCTCCTTTGTAATACTGATCTTTTCAAAGAGATTAACCTCCTTCAATGCGGCATGGACCAGATACTGTTCAGAAATAACTAGTTTCTCTTTCAAATTGAATCCACCTACCTGGATATTATACATACGGTCGCGCAGAATAGGATTCACCTTCTCATGATTGTTATGCGAGAAGATAAAGAGACACCGACTCAGATTTAGATCAATACCTGAGAAATACTTGTCCTGAAAACGGTCATTTTGGGATCCATCGGTCAAGTGAATCAATAGATTATTAATCTCCTCGCCCTTGGGCGTTTCAGAGACCTTGTCTAGCTCATCAAAGTAGATGATAGGATTCATGCAATTCGACTTGAGAAGGATGTCTACAATACGCCCCCATGTTGAGCCCTCATAAGTGTAGGAATGACCATCTAGGTAAGAAGAATCTGTTGCACCGCCTAGAGTAATGAAATGAAATGGCCGATTCAATGCCTTTGCTACACCGTCTTTGATAAGAGTTGTCTTACCAACACCTGGAGGGCCGTGGATACTCAGAACATTGCCTGCACCGTTTGGATTAGAAATCCAAGAAGACACAAATTGTAGAATCTGTAACTTAGCCTCTTCGTGACCATAAATGGCATCGTCCATGTGTTTACGAACACTGGATACAAATTTTTGACAAGGCTCGGGACCATCTTCGAGCTTGACAGGCAAGTCCTTGAAAATTCCAAGAGGAAGACGTGTATATCCATTGACCCACTGACTTGCCTTGTAAAACTCGGGAGAACTAGGATCAATATTCTGAAGAGCGGAATACTTAGAAAGAGCTACACGCTCTACCTCTGCAGGCACATCTTTGGCAAGAATCTGGAAACGGAGAGGAACAGTGGGCTCGGCAGGTTCAATCTTATTTTGGAGTTTTGTGAGAAGCTTTTCCTGAGATGCAGGACTTAGACCCTTGAAATATCCAATATCACGGTCGATATCATCCTCTTCGGGCTCTTCTGTTTGCACGAGTTTCACAAATCGGCGCACGGCTTCGGACTCTGACTTTAGCTTGTACTTCTTGGGCTTAGGAGGACCGGATTCACCACCGAAATCAGAAATTAGAAGCTGAATTTGTCCACGACTCTCTTTTGCTTCGGATTCATCCTCGTCTTCTTCTTCGTCTTCGTCCTCCTCTTCATCCTCGTCCTCGTCCTCGTCCTCGTCTTCTTCGTCCTCCTCTTCCTTTGCAGGTTTAGCAAGCTCTTCCTTAATGGCCTTTTCTGCTTTTACAGCCGCGCGCCTACGTGGTTTAAAACTAGGCTTGAGTTCCTCGCTAGAAGAAGAAGGAACCCAAGATGACTCGGACTCATCAGATGATTCAATCAGATTCCGAATATTACCACGAGAATCAACACTACTATCATCATCATCAGGACGGGCCCGGCGCTTAGAAGGCTCCTTAGTCTTATCCTTTTTATCCTTCTTATCCTTTGGAGCCTTGTAAATACGAGGCATCTTATTAAGGGTGGGGGTTTGCTTTTTGCCTGTCAAATTTAGGCCCGTAAAATATAAATTTTATTCTGTAATAGTATGGGCGGTGCTCAATCAACTCAACGTCCAAAACGACGCGATTCTTTTTTTGAAACATCTAGACAATCTTTAATTAAATCAGAAATAAAAAAAATTCGCGAAGAATTTATGTCAAAAGGTTTAGGAATTGCAAGCTGGAATAATATTCTAGATGGAATTCCATCTAATCCAATAGAACAACAGTATTTTGAACAAGTATCTAAATTGGATCCGAGTAATGAACATCCAAATTTTCCTCAAGTTAGGACTAGTTCAAATACCAGAAAAAAAATAGCCGCAAGTTTAAGAAGATATACAGAGAAACATGGAAATTATACTAAACCAAGATCACAAACAAGATCACAAACAAGATCTAAATCAAGTTCTAGTGAAACTGCCAGACCTAGATTATTAGGCAAATCAAGTAATATAGAACTTGTACCTCGTAATCCGCGGACAGGAAAGTTTGAGAAATAATTACATGCCAAGAATGTCCATTAGTGCAAAGCGGGCTTTGTTCGACAGGCTAGGAGACCCAACACGGTCCATAGCCAGTTTAACTTTAGAGATAATGGGGCCGGCATCAATGCCTTTCATGAGAACAGTGAGACAGTCTGCATACTCCTCACAAAGAAGTTGCTGGTCTTCCTGGCCCTTGGCTAACACAAGACCATCCAGGATGATGGTACATGTACGGAGTACATCCTCCGTAGTAATCACCTTGTTTTTGGCAATCTCAGCCACAAATGTACTGTAGCCTCGACGGAACTTGCGTCTCTCACGAAATGCAAGAAAACCTTGGTAACCGGCCCCTTCCTCTTCGTTTGCCTCTACAAAGATATTCATGAACTCGGAGAAAATGCGTTTTGTCTCACTGTCAAGATGAGGAAACTCAGCACGAAGCTCCGTAATAAGGCGGGCATATATGGGGCAGAACATTTTCTCCGTGGCGGCCTTTTCAAAGACCAGCGTAATAAAGTCGGTAAGAAAATCAGTCTCACCACTGTCTAGAAGTTGACTGAGCCAGGCCTTGGTTGGATCATACGTAGCAATGCTGAACTTGTTCATCTTGTCGCGGATACGGTCCATCATCCGCTCTTCCACTGTTACGTCTGCTTTTCCCTTGTTACCATATCGAGGAGCAGGTCCATGTACGGTACGCTTTAACGGCCCTGGTCCCTGAACAGGTCGAGGACCGGCTGGTCGAGGACCAGGACCAGCACGCCAATTGGTCATAATACGACCGTGGCCACCTTCATCGGCAGGAATCCGAAGAGTAGCAATCTTTGCTCGAATTTCTGGTGGGCATGCAAACGGAATCTGCATATACCGGTTAACTTCACTAATTTGTTCCATGGTCGTCATGGAACCTAAAACTGTAGGTATAGTGTGGCCTTAAGTCAACTTTTTTACGGTTACCTTTACGGTCTTTACCTTTACGGTCTTTACCTTTACGGTTATAACCATAGAATAGAAACACGGTCATAAATAATGGTATTTCTAAATGCAAATGATCTTGATTTAAATGTTGTTGTAGATGCATTCAATCCTGCTACCCAAGTGGGACGCGAAACATTAAAATCCCGATTATCCGCCCCGATATCAGACATAGATGAGATTGAAAGACGTCAAGATGAACTCCGCGATATAAAATCAAGAATCAAAGAAACCAAAATAGTTTCACTTCTCAAAGTATTAAAAGAAACCGAAGAAGACGTTGTTTCTGTTGGCCAAGCCAGCGAAGATGAACGTCTAAAAGACTATTACAATCAAATTATGTGGGACAAGACATCGATGTTTGCAAAATTAAATCATCTTGGCTGGTTAAATGAAATCATTGTATTTCTTCGTACTATCTTTGTACCCGGCCTGTCAATCATGCTACCAATTTTTATTTTCTTGGCTCCATTAATCTTATTTACCTGTGTCTTGAAAGAACCAGTGACCTTTTCTAAATACATCGATATGATCCAAGGTGCAATCAAAAAAGCAGTTCCATCGGTACTCGGTGCACCGCGCTTCGCCGGTAAAGGTGGAATTGCAGAAATGGGTGAACAGTTCTTACATATCGGATTCGCAGTGGCTATGTTAGGTGCCAGTATTTGGAATCAGATTTCTTCAGCTATTCATATGCGGTCCATTGTAGCCGATATGAGAAAAAGAGCAATATCTGTTCAAACCTTTACACAGACTACACATGACTTAGCTGAACTCTTGAATATTAATATAGACAAAGAATCATGGTCTACTGGTACACTAGGTGTCTTTGGAGATGCCTGGAATGAGCCAGCACGGATCCAAAAAGTCTTGGAAACTGCAGGACATCTAGATATGTTAGCCTGTTTAGCCCTTAAGAAGAAAACGTGCTTTTCATCTGATTCATCTGGTACATCTTTGACGGATGTTTATTATCCAAGTCTTAAAAAACCAGTCTTAAATTCAATTCAGTTTGATCGGCCCCATGTATTATTGACAGGACCAAATCGTGGTGGCAAATCAACATTATTAAAATCAGTTGGATATGCTGTTCTCATGAACCAGACTGTGGGTATAGTATTTGCTCGCAAAGCATCTTTGCCTATTTTTGAATCAATAATTACTGCACTTAATCCGATTGATGTTGTAGGAAAAATGAGTTTATTTGAGGCGGAAATTGAGTTTGCTAAGACAGTCATGGAACGAACAAAGAAAGGACAGACATTTTTGATGATGGATGAAATTTTCCATGGTACAAATGCACATGATGGTGTCGAGGCGGCCCAAGTCTTTTTAGACCAGGTATATCAGACCCGGACAACTAGTATAGTGTCTACACATTATATGGACTTACCAACAAAGTATGGCGAGGCCAGTACATTAAATTTGTGTATGGGTTCAACTCTTGATTCAAAAACGGATTGCTTGACGTATACATATAAGATTGAAAAGGGAATCAATAAGCATAGTAGTGTACGTGAGATTTTGAGGGAGCGAGGGCTACTTTAGACTTATACACTAATTTTGGGACCATGAAATACATCAAATAATCCAATAATTCTATCTTCTCCTTCAGGTGTAAACCGCATTTCTTGTTCACCAAATTCATCAAGTGGTCCATATTTCTCGTTTAATACAACACGACCTTTTTGTGTATCGCTCAATGTTCTAATACCATCTTCATTTGTAGTAATTGTAAATAAAGAACCCTGTGTGTGAAGACAAGAGTCTTCCATAATTGATAAAATTCTGTCTAACATAAGCTTTTTGGAACTTGGAAATGCATTTAAAAAGTCTTTTAACGTGTTTACTCCTTTTTCTTCCATTGCTTTTTGATAAGGAGCAAATAATCCGGGTACCAAAGCTTTTAAATTATTAGCACACGTTGTAGCCTGTACACCACCACCGCGCTGATTTCGCTGTCTTTGACTTTGTCTTTGTCTTTGTCTTTGACTTCTTCTTCTGTGCTGTTTTCTCTTGTGGGTTCTTCTAACCATTTATACATATAGTACATATTTTAATTTAATGCGTCCTAGTCCCAAGAAAAACATAGATGGCCCGAAGTAAGAATGAATCCTCTTTCTATGGAATCAATGTTTCTAATTCTGAGCGGAGTAATTTTAGCTTCTGGCGTTTTGTATTGGTTCTGGAGTCATATTCAGCTGACACAAAAGAAAGTCCAGCTTCTTGAAAACGCCGTTTTTGAACTTAGAAGTATGCTTTCCCCGGGCCTTGTTGAGTCTGGACTTCCAAATGAGTCTCAAGGACAGCCTGAATACAAGGACTTAGAAGATGATGATTGGACTGAACCACAAGTACCGGTACAAGCACCGGTACCAGTACAAGTACAAGAACCAGCAACGATTACTATTATTCGTGAAGAGCCTGCACATGTAGATTTTATGGCCGAGTTACAGGCCCGTGAGTCTCTTGTTCAAACTAATGTAGTAACTGTAAATGACAATGAAAATGACAATGAAAAAGACAATGACAATGAAAAAACTGTGGAAACCGAGGATAACCAGACTCTCGAAGGTCTAACACTAAAGGTATTACGTAGTATGGCATCCCAACGTGGAATTACGGGTACCTCCGACATGAAAAAGAAAGATGTAATTGCAGCCCTTCGTGGTACCGTATAAGAATATAAGTTATACAATAAGAATGGAATCTGTTAGAACTACAAATCCTCGATATGTGGGTGCTCCCCCAAATATGGAAGATGGGCGTCTTTTTACTGACTATAGACCGTCATGCGAAGCTATTCCTGTAGCAAAACCAGTAGGACGGGGAGAGTTCTCTTCTGGTTTTGATATTAGGAAGTCTATGATTAATGATGGAATTCAACTTATTAATGAAGACCGCATGTTTACTACATGGGTAGCTGGAACTGTGGGCCGAGTAGATACTATGGTTCCCGAATCGCATAAACGGTTTTGTACGTGGTCGGGCTGTGAAACTATGGAGGCCCAGCCAGTAGGTCTTGGTACAGGTAGACTAGTAGTAGATATTCCGGCTTCTGCCGATCCTGATCTTATTGCCCTAAAAGCTACTCCTGGTCTATTTGATACATTTTCTTCTTTTCTTAAAGGCCCGCATAAGAATCAACGCCGTGTCGAAAATACGGCAAATAGATATTCTTTGCCATATGGATCTTATTAAATTCGTTTACGAGTTTTTCTTCTATGGGTCCTTCTGCGCGTTTTCCTATATCTACCTCCAAACATTCCCTGGGAACCACCTTCAGACATTCCTGGACCTTTAATTGTAGGCCATACTACTCCTTCTGATGCTAATGAACCTAATCTAGACATAGGGGGTGTTGATATAGATCTAGGGGCTAGGGCTGATCTTGGTCCTAAAACTTTAACTAATGCACTTTTTAATTGTACTAATTGTATATCTGATGTAATATCGTGTATTTCTTTATCTGTAGGCAAAAATTCAGGATTAAATAATATATATACAGGAATAAGTTGCTCAAATGGTAGCGATATACCATTTTTTGTAGCAAAAGATGTTATTTCAGCAAAAAAGGAATCAGGGAAGTCAGGAAAGTCAGTATCACCGCCACCTCTTTGTGTTCTAGGTCCGTATCTATTAGAACCTGCACCAGCACCAGCCCTACGGGCTAACCGTTCGCCCCTAGTTGCAGATCCTTGTCTTCTTGCTTGTTGTATTTCAGCTTCGTCAGCTTGTATTTCCGCTTCTAATTGTGCAGTTCTTGCTCTAGCGGCTTCTCTAGCTGCTGGATCATATAATGGACGAGTAGGTTGTAATGATCCATCAATATTTTGGCCTAATAAAACCCTTATAAAATTTTCATTTGTTAATGCGGATAATAACTTAAACTTAGTTAGTAATATATAATAATCTGTGTCTCCTAGACGTTGAATAGTATCATTAATTATTGTTAAAAGAGGTTCAACTGTATCTTCTACATTTCTTAAATTCTGTTTAGCATTTTTAATAGGCCTACAATCATAATGTATAGAACTATCGATTGTATTCAAAATTTGTTTTACAAGTGGTTCATTAAATTCATAATAAATACTAGTCTTAGACTTACTTGACTTAATAAAATCATAGTTGGATTTAATTTGATTGCAACACTGATGTGCCCATGCATATTCTACAGCTAATGCTTCTGCAACATCAGGAATAATTGGACGTTCAACTAACCACACATGTGCAAGTGCAGTAACAATAGGTAAAATATGTTCACATTGCATAGTTGGCTCGCCAGTGTGAATAACATATCCACATAAATAGCATACAATCCTATCGTTATCCTGTATATTGGTGACTGGGCGAGCAGAAGGATAATCTAAGGCTGCCTTGCATTGGCCTTGATTATCTAAATTAGTTAACATATCTTCTCGCCATTCTTTATAATTAGTTCTAAAAAGAGTATTTAACCATAAGGTATAACTTGCAGATTTAGCCCTTTCAGATTGTTGCCATGTATCTCTCGTAGGTAAGACTTGTAAAAAATTATTTACAAAATCTTCGCTATTAAAATATTTTAATCTACTGGCCAGTTGTCTGCGTATTTCAGGATCAGGATGTTTAACTTGTTTTTTGAGTTTTTTATTTATTAACTCAATAAGAAGATGTACTCCAATTGTTCTTTCCTTAATATATCTTAAATCTTTGTTTTGTACCTTATTTTTATGTCTTGTAACAACATCTTTAAAACTGTTAAAATCTCGTAATCCAAGTTCGTACAATACAGATCCAGGTCCTGCGGCGAACCTTGTTAAATCAGGACCCCCCCCTGCAGCCATCTACATATAATCATCATTTCTATCATAAAAAGATAGAAATGATGAATTTAATTTATGCTTTTGCTTAGACCCTAGGGAATCCTACTAGGTTAGCACCCAGACCAAAACCGGCACCCTGACGGGCCGTCAGACCAATGCTCGGGGCCAGAAGATCCAGGAGAGCAAAAGTTACCGCAGCCACAATTGCAATTGCCAGGATCTCCTCCAGTACCAGCTTCTTCTGGGGAATGATAAACGTGGCAAGAGCTACAGCGAGGCCCTCCAGAAAATACTTAATTGCACGAGTTACAAGCTCAGTTACTGTAAAGCCGTCCATTATACTTAGGCTAGTTAAAAAAAATTGGCTCGTATAGATTTAAAGATTAGTTTGCACTACAGATATAGAATGCAGGTATTTCTAGAGCCCGATGATGAAATCCGGGGTCAAAAGTTTATTTGTCTAAGTTTTCTCAGCCCCGAGAAGGTTTTGAAGAACAAAGATATGTTCTTCTTTAGCAAGTTTCTCAATTTCTATGCACTTGATTACAAAGTAAAGGCAACCGAGTCTTTTGTTATGGAGCAACTCCGGGAATTACAGAATGTTCTGGGAGAAGTTCATCTAGATCTGGAGAATCTTCATACCGCTACTGAGACAGCTTCTAAGTCTACTGAAAAGGTTACAGATGCATCGGGTGTTGAAATTAATCCTCTAACTGATAATGCAAAGGCATTAAAGGCCCTTGCTGATAAGCTGGTAAAGACACGCAGTACACTTGCACAAAAGACTTCTACTGCTCTTGATGAGCATGTAAAGGCTAACATGACCGATTTCCGGGATACTAAGATTCAAGAGGCTTATGAAAGCTACATGGTTGTTAATAAACAGAAGTTAGAGGACGAGTTTCACAAGGATAATAACTTCCGGACTACTGTCCGAGGACTCAAGTGCCGCGGCACATATTCTACACATGAACAGGCTACCGAGCGTGCCAAGGCTCTACACAAGAAGGACCCTCATTTCAATGTATATGTAGGCGAAGTTGGCCAGTGGCTTCCATGGGATCCTGAACCGGACGAGGTAGCCGAACAGCAATATAGCAATGACCAATTAAATTCTCTCATGAAGTCTTATCGGGAAAATGCTACTAAGCGTGATGAGTTTTTTGAAGAGGAGAAGAGGCAGAGGATTGCAGAGGCAAAAGAGTCAAAGGAGACAAAAAAGGCTACTTTTGGAGAGAAGGGCAAGGAGCTAGAGGCTACTGAGATTGCTCGTGACTTATTCGACAAACCAGATGTAACTATTCAACACTCTTAACCTTATCATAAGCTGTTAGTAACTTAAATAACAATATATCTTGGGTCCAGTCTGCTTCAATCTCTAAGTACATATCTTTTAACTGATAACATTGTGCAAGTGCTCCCGTAAATGGTGTTTTATATGTACTTGCCCATTTAAGACGTACGAATGGAACTGGTGTAATATAATATGTTACTGCCATATTACCAAACTTAGGAGTAGTAAAGTCAGCAAGTGGATATCTGGTAATTATAGGAATTAAAGATTCAACAAGGTTTATTAGTGCGAGTAAGTCGGCTTTATAACTCATTCTATGTATTCAATAGATATGTCATCGGGTGGTTTACCGATTATAGGATATCAAGTATCCTGTAGCGATGGTTCTGGAAATATTATTGCTACAAAAAGAGTTACCACGCTATCTACACAATTTACTGGATTAAATAATGGCCAAGTATACAGTATATCTGTTGAGACATTGACGGCTATTGGGCTGTCAGCGCCTGTAGGTGGTACAAGAGCTCCCGCTGGTAATCCTAGTCCACCAAGTAATCTTGTTATAATACCATCTAATTCATCGGCTAATATATCTTGGAGAGCACCATCAAATAATGGTGGATATCCCATAACAGGATATATTGTGACTATTCCGACAGTCGGTGTACAAAAAGTTACAGATACTTCTGCCGTTATTACTAATCTATCAAATGGTCAAACATATACGGTATCTATACAAGCAGAAACTATTGTTGGACCGTCGGTATCCCTAAATGGTTCATTTATACCTTGTTTACCTCCTGGACCACCAACAGGACTGACTATTACTTATCAGCCTACTGCATTAATAGCACGATGGATAGCTCCTGCAAATACAGGAGGCTCGCCACTTACAGGATATATAACTACATTATCTACAGCCGGCCTTCCCGATGTAGTCTTAACTATTCCAAGTTACAATCTTACAACAACATTTTCTGGTCTTACCGCGGGTACCACATATACTATATCCATAGTATCAAAAACATTGGGTGGTACTTCAATTCCTGCTACGATTACAACATCACCAGGTTCTGTCCCAGATCCTCCAACAAATCTTATAGCTACACCTGCAGATACTTCGGCTTCTATTACGTGGACTCCACCTACAGGAAATGTGACAGAATACTCTGTTAAAATACAACCTGGTTCTTCACTTTTAACACAGACTGTTAATACACCATATGCTTCTTTTACAGGTCTAACAAATGGTACTCAGTATACATTTACAGTATATGCAAAAAATCCAGTAGGTCTGTCGCAAGGTGTAAGTGTTACAACTACACCCGCTACACTTCCTGGGAAAGTAACAAATATTGTTACCAGTGTATCAACTTCTACAATATCTGTCACATGGCGCGCTCCTTCCTATACAGGTGGAATACCATTAACAGGATATTCTGTAACTAATGGACTAACTACTCAAACTCTTGGCCCTCGCGATACATTAACTGCAACATTCACGGGTCTAACAAATGGTACTTCTTATACAATTACAGTAAATGCAATAAATACTATAGGTTCTTCTTCTGCCAGTGTTTCCGTTATATCAGGAAGTGTACCTGAATCACCAATAGATATATCAGGAATTACTGTTGGACCAACAACAACTATTACATGGAATCCTGGATCTACAGGTGGATATGCAATCACCGGTTACACAACTTCTATAACACCAGGCGGTACAACTATTAATACAGTTGTACCAAATATATCATATCAGAATCTTGTTTTAGGAAATCCTTATACAATCAATATTATAGCAAAAAATATTTTGGGATCATCTATTCCTGCTGTTTTTCAATATACACCGGCTGTCCGCCCCAGTACGCCTTCTATGACGGTTGTAGTAGGTGCAACAACTGCAACATTAACATGGACCGCGCCTTATAATGGAGGAGCTACCATACTTAGTTATACGGCATCGTATACTGGAGCTACACAGACAGTAACAGGATTATCAGTTACTCTCACTGGCCTACAATCAGGAACACTGTATGTTTTTAATCTTGTTGCTACAAACAGAATAGGTCCATCACTTCCATCTATTGTTTCGGCTACAACTCTTTCTTATTCTAGTGCACCGACCGGTTTATCTGCACAATCATCTTCTAATCAAATTATACTATCATGGAATCCACCTAGTAATCCTAGTGGTACTATATTGAACTATACGGTAACAGGAAATAATATTACACGAACAGTTACGGGTCTAACTTCTACATTTACTGGTCTAACAAATGGTACAGCCTACACATTTACTGTGGTAGCAAATACTTTAGCAGGACCATCATCCGAAGCTACTATTACGGAAACACCGGCAGGAGTACCTAATGCACCTACAAATTTATCATTAGCAGGCATTGGCCTTCCTGGTAATCAAGAGATAACATTATCATGGGATGCACCAGCAGATAATGGATCTGCAATAATAGAATATAGAGGTTTATATACGGGAATCGCAGAAATTGTAGTGACATCACCCTATACATTTACTGGCCTTACAAATGGCACACCATATACGTTTCAAATCAAGGCAAGAAATCTAATTGGTCTATCTATACCTGCATCTATTACAGCTACTCCTTTAGGCCCTCCTTCTATTCCTACAGCATTATCTCCATTAATAGGAACAAGTGGTAATATAGGAGTAGGATTTTTCCCACCTACGAGTAATGGTGGTTCACCTATAACTCAATATAACATATTTTTCTATGATTCAAATCTAAATCTGTTACCAAATGGTATGATAGTAATGAATCCTTCTACACCACCTATGTTTAGTCCAAGTTATTCTAATTTAACTAATGGGGCTACATATTATATTGTAGTTTCCGCAAAAAATAATAAAGGTTCAAGCCCAACTACATATCCTGATGGAGCGTGGGTTCGAGCAATTCCTGGACAGGCACCAGATGCACCAACTCTGACTCTAGTGTCTTCAGGACCTAGTTTTGCTACTGTATCATGGTCTGATCCACAAATCTACGGTTATCCAATTACAGGATATACAGCTTCTTGGAATGTTGGTCCACAAAATCCTGCTACATCGCCGTATACATTTACAGGTCTAATAAATGGTGTAGAAAATACACTTTATATTACAGTGTATGCTTCTGGAATTGTTGGTTATATTAATTCATCCACATCTTCTATTAAAGTTACTCCGATAATACCAGTATTACCTACAAGACCATTAAATTTTAATGTTGTTAGATTAATTCCACCACCGATACCTAATACAGGTATAAATATAAGAGTTACATGGAATCCACCCTTTAATCCTGGTAGCTCACCTATACAAAAATATATATTTGATACAACAGCTGTACAAACACTATATAGATTTGCTAGTAATTTTACCTTATTTAATACTATTAATGAAGTACCGCCTAATTCCTTATTCAAAGGACCTTATGAAACAACACAAACATCTATGGATATTCAATATATACCTGAAGCAATTATTACAGATATTATACAGTCTAATAAATTTACTTTTACTATTAGAGCCGTAAATAATGAGGGTGAAGGTACTGTTTCTTCTGGACTTTTTGAAACTTTTTCATGGACACCATGGATTTTAATATAGGTATAGAATAGAGATGCCAAAAATTCTTCCAGATACTGACACTTTTATTATTGCAGCAGCAGTGGGCCTCGTTCTAGGTTCATTACTGTCGTACGTGTTTGGTTCTTTAGCATTACCATCAAAAATTCCTGATGAATTCACAATAGGCGGATTTTCAACAAATCTCATTATTGTGAATATACTTGTTACAGTCCTAGTATCTGCCATAATATTTCTAGGATATGTTGCGGCAATTGTTCGAGATACTGTCTTTCCCACTAAACATCCATGGCTATTCTTGACTGAGACGGTAGTAGTATCCTTTGTTCCGGCATCAGTGATCTATTTGATGACCGATGTTAGAACCAATGGGGCCTTGGATTTCAATGAATTAAATGCCAACTTTCTCTTATTAGCTGCAAAGTTCGGAATTTTTCATTTACTCTTTCAATTCAGTGGCGTATATTCTTATTTTTTTTCTACCTAGTCTTCGTCGGTAGAATACTCATATTGACATGAGCATACAGGAGACATATACATCATACAACTTCCACCGGCAGAAGTTGGATTTGTATTTTGGCTTTCAAGAATTTTTCGCCACAAACTAGGTGGATATGCCCATTGTATTAATTGTTCCATATCTACAACACGTAGACAGGGAATATAGACATTTCTGGTATAGACAAGAGGATTCATACCGTCTATCCAGAATCCCCATGAGCCTTGAAAACTTGGTATAGTAATCTGGTAAAACCCAGAAACCCATGGAAGAAAACCACCGGCTCGTGCCGAAGACCATACCCGTTGAACACCATCACCGATGTTACCAAAGGGTCTAACAGGTCCAACATGAGTTACGATACGACCAGTTAATGCTGACTTATATGCAGACCACATCGCCGGCCCATATAGTTCTGACTCACTATCTGGATCGGGCAAGTCAAGAATTATGATATCAAAGGTTCCGAGAGTAGATAGAACTTCCCGAATATCTTTTCCAATGAATTTGACACGTGGATCAGTATAGACATGGGGAGCCCAGCCCAGATGCTCTTTGCAAAGTTCTACTAATTCAGTATCAATGTCTACCCATACAACTTCGTCGACAGACCATCGCAAGACTTCGCGTACAGTAGCACCTTCTCCGCCTCCTACGACCAGAACACGTTTGTATTGACCCTTGCTAGCTACCATTATAGGATGTACCAGGCTTTCATGATAGATATGTTCATCGACCGAAGCACTTTGAATTTCACCGTCAAGAAAAAGCATTCTGCCATAGGTGGGTGAGTCAGCAATAACAACAGACTCACAATATTTTGTCTTTCCAGACCACACTGTTTTTGTGATAGGATATGACGTCTGAGTATCGGACTCGCTTTTCTCAATAATATTCATTGCTTAATTTAAATCACGGTACCGGCTGTCAAATTTATACTCATAAAATAGATATGTTTCGTTTCTTACGAAAGACAATGCGGAAACTGCCTGGCAAAAATATGAAAATGCATATAGAAGAAATTAACAAGGCTGGTAATGTCTTACATAGAACAGTTCGGAATTATTTGGGTGGTAGGCTCACTCGTAAAAACGTGGGCAAAGTATCTAAAAAGAATTTTCAGAAATTGTTGGCCACAATCAAGAATGAAATTAAAGCTTCCTTTCTATAAATAAAGATGTCTACAATTCCTGGCGAGTTTATACAGAAAAAGAATGGTAAATGTTGGAGTTATCAAGGCAGATATTTGGGGGAATATGATAGAATTTTGTATGGTTCTGTTAATTTATGGTCTAGCAAAGATGGTAAGCATTTGCCATATGAGATATATTTGTTTAAAAATGGTACTAAACAAGGTACATCCGTTCAAGGTATAGAATTAACATTTACTGAAGTTTCGTGTCAACATAACTAAAAAATGCCCGATTAATCCGTTCCATGATAAACGGAACCATTGGATAATAAGGACGACCCCAGAGTCGTACAAGATCGGCCTCTGAAAGAGCTCCCTTGTATTTTGAGTCACTATAAATTAGTGGATGAGCAAGTACAACTGGTGTTAGAACGTCACGGTGCCATGCAAGAAATCCATCCATCAATGCAGGTGTACACATCCAATAATTACACCAACCTTCGACTACATCAGGAATCTGTAGAGTTTTTAACATATCGGTCCATATTTCTTTGAAATTTGGATGATCTGTTTTATTTTTTAATACGAGACGACCCGTATCACTAAAATGAACATAAGATTTATCCGTATAATATCCTTCAATAATTCGTTTATTAATGAGACCTACATTAATCTTACGTTTTGCTGTAAATGCAATAGTACCGACAAATTCACAAGAGGCCCATTCATCACGTATTTCTAAAAGCTGAGGCCAGAATGCATTTTCAAAAGTACAGTTCTGATATTTCATCAAGATAGGGTGGGCCCATGAATATGGATACTGGGCTCCTGCAGCATCAAATCTTTCTTGATTATAACATAAGATATAAATCTTAATATTTGCATTCAGATTATAGCGTTTACCGACCAATTTCATAATGGAATCTTTCCATACTTCATTTTCGGAAAGCCATGGTTTCCAGAGACCTATAGGAGCTGAACTTACGGTACCTAGACCCCGTTTAAATATGGTACTATTGTAATAGGCATCCTCTCTTTCTATATTAATTCTTGGAGGAGGTCGCAGACATTCTAACATAGCTCGTCGATTACGTAGAGTAAGACCTCCATAACCAGACAAACAATGAGTCAGACTCATGTTAGAATCTACTAGACATGAATCGGCATCGTATAATAAAACTAAGGGAGCTGTGAAGAGATTCCAAAAAGAAGATGATAGCATGAATCGCATATGTTCACTACGTTTTAAAATCTTATGACCGGTATTAATAACTTTTATATCACCTATTTTTGCACACATATTCTGGATAAACTCTATATTTTGAACACCACATAAGACAGTATGGGACCATGTAGGATAACATATAATGGCGGCACGAATCAGGAATTCAAGATGCGGAGATTCTTCGTATGTATATAAGACAGTTTCTCCTATTTCAGTCTTAGTTCTAGTTACAGGAATCTTGCGAATAGCATATAAATTTCGTTGACATATGTGTCGGAACTCTTCGGATTCTGACATGTGCTCCCCTATAATTACGAAAAATTGTTTACTGTTCTAATTTACGCAGGGGGACAGGATGTCCCCCCCTAAAAGTTGACCTACCTTGGCTTAAAAACATCTTAAGTTAACAGGTATGCCAACACTTTCTCATAGTTCAGAAACGGAGACGATTGTAGGCATCCAGTTTGGTGTCTTCAGTCCAGATGAGATAGTAAGACGCTCAGTGGTCGAAATTACTAATCATAGTACCCAAGAAGGAAAAATAGGAGGCCTAGCCGATCCACGCATGGGTGTTCTAGAAAATGGTAAATTATGCCGTTCTTGTGGTCTCAATAATCATGGATGTCCGGGCCACTTTGGACATTTTAAAATGGCCCGACCAATCTACTATATTCAATTCTTCAAGATGGTTCTAAAAATTTTGCGATGTGTATGTATCAAATGTGGTAAACTCCTTATAAACAAGGAAACGGCCAAGGGTATGAAGCGGACCAAGGGCGAAAATCGATGGAAGAGTGTCTTAACTGCCTGTCAGGATGTCACACGATGTGGTGAGCAGATTGAGGATGGTTGTGGTGCACGTCAGCCACACCGTTACCATGACGAAGATATCTGTAGAATTGTGGCAGAGTGGAAACAAGTTGGCCCCGCAGGTTCAGAAGCTGAAATGGTGGGTCCAAGTGGTGGTATACGCCGTTTCTTAGAGCCAGAGTATGTCTATCGTCTTTTGCGACGCATTACAGACGAAGACGTGGATTTTATGGGATTCAGTCGTCTTTGGTGTCGTCCTGATTGGATGATGTGTTCTGTTCTAGCAATTCCTCCGCCTCAGGTTCGTCCATCTGTTCTACAGGATAATAATCAACGTTCAGAAGATGATTTGACACAGAAATTAATTGACATTATCAAGACTAATCTAGATCTTTCAAATAAGATTGCAAAAGGAGCCAAGAAAAAGGCAATTGATGAGTGGACTACACTGCTTCAATATCACGTGGCCACTCTGGTTAATAATGAGATTCCAGGTGTAGCTCAGTCAGCACAGCGATCTGGTCGGCCCTTGAAATCGCTTCAACAGCGTCTGGGTTCAAAGGAGGGCCGTATTCGTAATAACTTGCAGGGAAAACGTGTTGAATTTTCGGCTCGTTCTGTTATTACACCGGATCCTAATATCTCAATTGCTGAGCTAGGTGTACCGCAAAAGATAGCTATGAATCTAACATTTCCTGAGCGTGCAACTCCGTATAATATTGATCGTCTCTACAAACTCGTTCAGAATGGTCCAGATGTCTATCCTGGTGCCAAGTCGGTTCAGCGAATTGGAGGTCGTACTATATCGCTGAAACACGTAGCTACAAAGACAATTCAAATCTTCGAGGGTGATGTGGTTCATCGGCATCTTCTAGACGGTGACCCCGTGCTCTTTAATCGTCAGCCATCTTTGCACCGCATGTCAATGATGTGTCACAGAGTACGAGTTCTTCCATATTCCACATTTCGACTAAATGTTTCGGTAACGAAACCTTATAATGCTGACTTCGACGGAGATGAAATGAATATGCACGTGCCTCAGTCAGTAGAGGCAGCAACCGAGCTTCGTGAGATTGCTGCAGTTCCTAAACAGATGATTAGTCCACGTCTAAGTAAACCTCTGGTATCTGTTGTTCAAGATACATTGGTGGGTGTAAATCGCCTAACTAGGCCTACAGAGTTCTTTACGCGTCGTGAATTTATGGCTCTTCTAGTTCATAGTAAGAGATGGGATGGCAAAGTTCCACCTCCTGCAAAGACGGAACCCGTACCTCTATGGTCTGGCAGACAGGTAGTTTCGGCTCTTCTACCAGCCGTCTATCTTGAGATGGGCAACAAGGTCTATGATTCTTCTAAGCGCGATGATCCTGAAAATGCTAAGAATTATGTAGTAATTAAGAATGGTGATATACTGAATGGTATTCTGGATGGTGATATCTTTGACAAGGCTCTCATCCATATTCTGTACAACGACTTCAGTCCTGAGACCACCGTAGAATTTATTGATTCTCTTCAGGCAGTAGTGGCCACTTATTTGCAAAATAGTGGTTTCTCGGTAGGTTTGTCGGATCTGGTAGCTGACCAGGATACGCTATCTAAGATTGCACTGGAAATGGGTGATCTCAAGAAGAAGATTGAGTCTATTCAACTCCAGGTACACATGGGTCTCTTTGATAATCGATCGGGCCGTACAAATCAAGATGAATTCGAGGGCAAGGTCTTTGAGACTTTGGATAAAGTCATTGGTGCTGCGGGCAAGACGGGTCTCAAGTCACTTTCTTCCAATAATCGTATGGTAAATATGGTAAAATGCGGTTCGAAAGGTGCCGATTTGAATATTGCCCAGATGATTGCTCTTCTGGGTCAGCAGTCTATAGAGGGTAAGCGTATTGCATATGGTTTTCAGGATAGAACTCTGCCACATTTCAAGAGATACGAGGACGGTGCCGAAGCCCGTGGTTTCATTGAGTCTTCTTTCGTAAAAGGACTGACACCGGCCGAATTCTTCTTCCATGCTATGACTGGCCGTGAGGGTCTCATTGATACGGCTGTCAAAACGGCCGATTCTGGGTATATGCAACGTAAATTAGTAAAGACTATGGAGGATTTCATGGTGGGTCATGATGGCACGGTTCGTGACTCTGGTGGTCTAATTGTACAATTTGCATACGGTGATGACGGCACAAGTGCCACTAAGATTGAGAATCAGCCTATAAATCTAGGTTCATTGACCGACACCGAAATCCGTGAACGCTTTACGGTTTCAGATGTGGCCGGTGAGCGTTCCCAGGCATTTATCACCAAAATCTTAGAAGACCGTGACATCCTAGTCAAGAATGTATGGGGCGGTCGTGTAGAAAAATCTGTTCAATCTGCCGTTCATTTACCGAGACTAATTGCAAATGCACTTCAACAGATTGGTCCTGCATCTGAGGGCAAGGCTCCTGTATCTGGTGCCCATGTCCTAGATATGATTGAAAAGATTATTGCAAGAACTACACAAATTCGTTTATGGGCCATTCTGCTCCGTTTTCATCTCAATCCAAAGTCAATTCAAGACAAAGGTCTCACTACAACTGCCTTTGATTGGCTCGCAGAACAGATTGTGGTCAAACATATGAAATCGTGGGTAATTCCTGGTGAGATGGCTGGTATCATTGCTGCACAGAGTCTGGGCGAACCAACTACCCAGATGACGTTAAATACATTCCATTTAGCCGGTGTAGCTGCCAAGTCTGGTATGACACGAGGTGTACCTCGTCTCAAGGAGTTGTTGACAGTAACCCAGAATCCAAAGGCTACTTCGCTAACAATCTATCTGCGTCCAGACCTAATCAAGTCCAAAGAGGATGCGCGTCGCCTAACACAGGAACTTGAATTCACTATGCTCAAAGACTTGGTAACGGTGGCCCGTATTTATTATGATCCCCGTGACCAGGCATCATTAATTGCAGAGGATACTGAATGGCTCACATTCTTCACGGCGTTTGAACAGAGCCAAACACAGGAAGAACAGAGTCCATGGATTCTGCGACTTGAGCTGGACCGTGAACGGATGTTTAACAAGAATATCACAATCGAGGACATCAACTTCGTTCTGCGAAAACAGTTTGAGGGTTCGTTGGAAACATCTTATAGTGACCACAATGCTTCTCAGATTGTCATGCGAATCCGTATGAAGTACAAGCAGGATCCTCTGGATGATCTGGTATCGATAAAGGCAATGCAAAACAAGGTCTTGACTTCTGTACTTATTAGGGGTCTACCTGGTCTCAAGTCTGTAAGTTTCCGCATGGTTAAAAATGAGGTCTTTGCAATAGATCCGGCCCAGGGCAAGTATGAGTCTGTCGATCAATTCGTGTTAGACACACTGGGTACTAATTTTCTCGATGTAATCATCCATCCAGATGTAGATGGTCTTCGTCTTATCAGTAATCATGTTCACGATGTGTATGATAATCTGGGTATCGAGGCAGCACGGACCATTCTATTCAGAGAAATCTTCGGTTTATTCGAGCAAGCGGCACCGGTAAATTATCGCCATGTTGCACTTCTGGTAGATACTATCTGCAATCGTGGTCGACTAATGTCGGCGGACCGTATTGGTGTAAATAAAAAGGCAAAGATTGGTCCATTGGCAAAGGCTTCCTTTGAACAGGTAGAGGATATCATGTTACGCGCTGCAATCTTTGGTGAATTAGATCCGGTTACCGGAGTATCGGCAAATATTATGACGGGTCAGCCTATTCGTGGTGGTACAAGTTTCTCACATGTACTGTTAGATGAGTCTGCGATGTCTAACATGATTACTACTTCACCGGCTCCGAAGAGGAAGTTGGAGAGAGTCGGTGTTATGGAAGAACAAGACGAAGAAGATAAGAAGACGGGATGTAGATTACGGGATCTACAGATTCCGGCTCCTTTGCCGACTCTGATTCTGAGCGAGGCAACAGAGGCACCTGAACTTGAAATGAATTTCGTAGATGAATAGTAGATGTTTAATACAGAATCATTAAGATACGGCCTGGGCATGGCAGCCTTGGACGTAACCACATTTCCGATTGTGAAATACGTAAGTATGGGATTAGATCCAGTTTGGATGATTATTCCCATGTTTCTTTATGCATTTGAACCATTGATACTCCTTAAATCCCTTACACATGAGAGTCTCACCGTAATGAATATAATGTGGGATTTAATGAGTGTTGTATTAGTTACTTGCATGGGTCTTTTTTATTTTAATGAAAAAATATCGCTAACTAAGATCTGTGGTGTTATTCTGAGTATAATTAGTATTGGCCTGTTAACCTATGAAGGTTAGAACCAGTTAGGGTTTCTAAGAGCAAGTGCAGGATTATTATAACGGGGAGCTCCTAATCCCTCCCTATTACTAGAAGACGTAGTTGTAGGACCTCTAGCTAATCTTTCTAGTCTACTACGAGTCTTTCCATGCCATGGAACGGCTAGACCACCTCTTATAGCAGGAGCCGGTACTAGACCACGTCTCCTAGTTTGAGATGGACCACCTCCACCAGCTCTAGCCATTCTATCAGCTAAGTTAGATGCCTTTACTGCTGCATTTGTAGCTTTTTTAGTCTCTCTAAGAGTAACCTTGGCAGCCTTTTCTGCAGCTTTGGCCGCTTCTCTTTCAGCCTTTTCAATCTCTTTTGCTGCTGCGGCTGCAGCCTTGGCAGCTTCTTTTTCGGCTTTTTCTAGCGCAGCTGCCGTAGTCTTTAAATTATAATTAGAACGACCCATATGGCTGAAAGGGCTACCTTCAGGAAAATAGCCACGAGAATATGGAGGAAGTGCAGAATTAGTAGTGGCCCCATGCCATTTTTCGGGATCATTAACTTGCTTAATGCACGTGGCACAAAATGGAGAACCTTCAGCACATGCCCGCTCACATTGCTTCAAAGGATATAGAAAAGGCTGACCAGGATTACGTTTCATTCCTTCTTTTCCACAACGCAGAGATGTACACTGTTTTTTTTCAGGCATTCTATTATATACACATGAAAAAAAGGTTGACCTAAACACCTGGCCCTTTAACCCAGCATGGACAATTCGCTACATTGGTTAGATACAACACCTTATCCTGATGAAACACCTCCCTCGCTGTTACCAGATACTGATCGCCCAATTTTTACAACCGAGCATCATCAGACTCTGTTAGAACTCAAAGGAGAAATTGACAAGATTCAAACTGTTCAAACATGGGATACTGCTAAGAAAATTACTAATCCGTATGAATATATCTTCTTATCTCTTCAAAAACGGACCTATCGGTCTATCTCGGCTGTCATACCTTTGTCTCGGTCCTATTTTAAAATGATTGAACTCTGGGAACTTCTGGAACTGGAAAAGGCAGACCCATTCTTGACCGCACACTCAGCCGAAGGTCCGGGGGGATTTTTAGAAGCCATTATTCATCGAACGGATCCTATTCCATGTCGAATGATTGCAATGACTCTTCGGTCTACTGAAAAAACTATTCCGGGATGGCGCAAGTCACAGCAATTCTTATCCACATATCCCAATGTTCTAATAACATACGGTGCGGATTCTACTGGGAATCTGTATTCTCTTGCCAACCAAGATTCCTTTAAGCAGTCTGCCCATAAACATATTGGAAAGGCCCATCTGTATACGGCTGACGGTGGATTTGATTTCAGTGCTGACTTTAATGCACAAGAAAACACAGTACAACGACTGTTAGCTGCAGAAGGTCTATGTGGACTCAATACATTAAAAATTGGAGGCACAATGATTATTAAACTCTTTGATACAACATATTCGGGAACTTTGAATCTTCTGTGGCTCTTGTCGGGCTGTTTTGAGAAAACAGCTCTAGTAAAACCATTAACGAGTCGTCCAGCAAATTCAGAGAGATACTGGATTGGTTATAGACTCAAGATTATTCCACCATGGGTCTTAGAAACACTGAAATCTCTTACTGAATGTGATTCTGTATGCCCTACAATTTCCTATAAGTCAACGTGGCTAGAACAACTCAAGAGTTTTCAGACAATTGTTGAGAGTCATCAAATTAGTAACATTCAATTAACATTGAACCTTATTAATCATCCAACAAAGTCTCTCATTCAGAGTCTTCTACTTTCTAACATAAAATCTAGTCGTGTCTGGTGTTCCAAGTATAATGTACCAATTAATCGACAATACGCTGGATTCTCGGATGAACAGATTATGATGGTTAATTTGGAAGAGGCATTGGAGCCATTCCTAGCTTCGGTCTCACATAAGAGTTTACCAGGACCGTTCCGACCATCACTGACGCGTCATGAGTCGTTTTCTTCCCATTCTCTACCGCCTCCAACTGGTCTAGCATGGCGGTCAGCATTACCCGCGAGTGTCCTGGGTCGAGAACCATCGAAAACAGTTTCGGAAACTGCTCCTTCTGATCTTTCATCACAGACTCAATTTCTTCCTTAGAGGTCCCTGCATCATGAAGAGCATACATTTGTTCAACTAATTTACGGGCACCGACCGACCTCTTACTTTCACGAACACCGGCATCAATTTGTGCAGGGTCTTCTTTTGGCTCTTTTGGTTGCATCTTATCCTATTGGACAAATTATCTTTATACGGTAGACGCAAAAATGGAGGATTCTGCGAATAAACACAAAGAACAACAGGCAAAGGCTATGAGTTATAAAGAGCCGGTCCACGATATACCCGGAGATTATACTACTGCACCAAAAGCTGTACCTGGTCTTCCTGCGGGTATTGAAAAATTTATATCGGCATCAAAAAACACATCAGAATCTATTGTAGGATACTTATCTATACTTACGGGTATTTCGTGTCTTTTTATTGCGACGATACGTCTTTCGTCTTTGTCTACGTTTTGAACGATAACCACCTAACAGAGCATATGGCATACCAGGACGAGCAGATTCTTGAAATGACCGAAGTTCATTTACAGGAATAGAACCGAGGCCTAACACATCTACAGTATTTCGGCCCGATGCTACTGTATCAGGATATCCACCTCCGACAGCATATGTGTATGGAATATTAGGTGATATAGTGTCGGCATCAAAAGACCCCATCCTTACTTTAATGCATTAAATTTGTTATGACTTTTCTTGAATAAGCCGTATCTTCTTTCCCTGGTAAACGGCCCATTCGCGCAAAGTCATGATGTTGTCATCCATCTTGTGAGTGGTCTGAACCTTGTTAAGTTTCATGAATTCTCTGAGACGGGCATCAAGACGGTTTGACTTACCCTCTACGTGATAGCGAATTTCAATAACATTGATGTCTGCTATCTCGCGTTCGGCATCTTCCAGTTCCGGTTCACTCCACTGTATCCGGGTCGCAGTCTTAAGATTCCAGCGTTTTTTAACATCTGCCGGAATCAGCTCTTCGAGAGTTGAGGGTCTTGTCCACGGAATATGTTCCGTGCACTCAGATGGACGATGCCCGTTACATCCACATTGACTACACCATGCAGATGCACGAACAGGACATTCAGAATGGACAACAGTACGTCCTAACCAGGAAAGGCAAGTCTTACAAGCCATGGCACCTTAATAATCAAGGCCCCCTATTTCAACTTTTGTTGACCCAAAGTAGATGAGAATTGTCTTTATTTTTATTGTAATGCTAGCATGGATAGCCATATGGGGTCTATCAGATATCTATACGCACAACTGGTCAGACGAAGATAAAACTAAATTATATCTGTCGATATTAATCATACTAGGAATACTCTTATTAATAGATCCGAATCTATTAAAACATTTTTAAATATTAAGAATGGTCACACGAAGATATAATAGACGGCACAAAAGAAAAACAATAAGAAAACAGCGGGGCGGATATACTCCATATATGATACTAAAAGAACGTCGAACCATAAGTAAATTCATCTTGTTTGACAAAGAATTCGATGATTCCGATACTTCATTAGATTTTAACATTGATTTTAATAGTTTCTGTTCTGATGCAAATCTATATTTTAGCAAAGATTCTAAACAAAATCCTATATATGCATCTAATTTAGACACAATAATTGATGGTATAAAAGAAATATGTACTCGCTACTCTAAATATCTTGATTTACAAAATTTTCCTGCAGTTACACCTGGAGATATTTTATATTATCACCCAAATTCAACATACAAAGCTGGTCATATAGAAACAGTTTTAGGAACAATAACATTAAACTATGATAAAGACTTTTTAATTATTTCTCGTACCCATCCTAGTTCTTATGGATTCAGTGCATATACAACAAAAATTAATCTTAAAGAAGAAGATACTTCAATTCATATTCTTAGATATTCAGGCCCAAAAGCCTCTCTTATCCGTGCTACGACTGCATTTTTATCCAAGATATTCCTAGAAAATTCATTAATAGATTATAGTATTTGGGATACAGTTACAAAAATCGGAAGTAAATTACTAACAGGTAAAAGATGTATCGAGACCAATTTGGAAGAAATTAAACGGCGGGTAGATAAGACAAAAGAAAAATTATTTACTCATGAAAAATTGTCTACGGTATGTTCTGGATTTAGTATTCTAATGTGCGAACTTGCATTTAAAATACATGACATGGATTTAGAATTAGTAAAAGATATGCCTTTTGATGCAAAAGCATGTCTTCCGACTGATTTCTATACTAAAATTCAAGAACTTGCAACACAATCTACGGATTGGAAAAATTTGCCTTTCTATAAACAAGTTAAAGGTTTAGAAATTATGGAAGAAGAAAATCCACATTCTATATTAAGTCTGTTAAATGTTAAACTTGACGTTGAAACCAACACATATTGATATGTAAATGTACAAGCTTGAGATTCAAGGAATTGTCTATCTAGTGGACCCCACTACTACAGAGGCCTATACATACGACTTGACCAATCCAACAAAGATTGGTCACGTGATATGGAATGATGCATCAAAGCCTCCTAAGATTCAACTCTTGGATGACTGGCGAACCATTATGGAAACAAAGTTGGCAAATTTGACTCAATAAATTGTCACAAAGAACGTATCAATGCCCAAAGTCAAAGACAAGGAATCGTGGATAATTCAGATGTTAGAACATCGAAGGACTCTGTTTGAACGCGTTATAGCTACATTTCCGGAGGCTGACAAGAAGAAGTTGGTCATAGAAACGTGGAGAGCTCGTCTTAGAATTCAACAATTACCCTGTAATTGAGTAATTACATTTGTCTGAGGAGGTAGTAATCCATTAGAAGAACCGGCCAGAGATTCTGCTTTTTTGTATTGAACATAGTCTGCTGCGCTCTTGAATCTTCTGCCAACAGAACCAGGCTTAGGTACATTAAAATATAAAGTCGCTGCCTTTCGAAGATCTGATACAGTTCCAGCATCTAAAACAGCATTTTGAGGCAGACTTACAGTAGACTTACACGACATATCTACTTAGGAATCTATATTAAAATCGGCCTCCTAGTCTACCTTTTGCAGGTGGTGGATTGGCATTTTTTAAAGCTAGAATACGATTTCTTACTGACATTGGTCCTGGTGGTGCATTTAATCCGAATATTACACCATTTACACACCTAATATTAGAGACATTTCTACCTAATAAAGTGTCTTGTGGTATAGCTCTTTCACCGCATGTATAAAAATGCTCATCATTCTGCCCAGCAGAATCGAACCCATTTTCAAACAATTGCTGATGTTTTCCCATTCTGTTACCACCTCCACGCTGAACACGACTCTTACGATTCTTACGATTCTTACGTCTAGTCATTCTATTCCTCATTCTACTATTACAAACAGAATCTAAATATACATAATGTTAGAACCCTAATGGACCTTAAACATACCCAGATTTTTACTGGAATCTATGAACGGGAATACTGGGGTTCTAACAATCAGACTTATAAAGGTTCTAGTGGTTCGGGGTCATCCGTAGAATTTAACCGAGAATATATTCCATGGCTCCGTAACTTTATTCAAGAACACCGGATTCAATCTGTAGTAGACATCGGATGCGGAGATTTTCGGTGTGGCCCCGCTATCTATGACGGTTTAGATGTATCATACACGGGGCTTGATGTATATGAACCTATGATTCAGAGTCTGCAACAATATTCAACACCAACTAGACAATTCCGGGTCCAAGATTGTTTTGCAAATAGAGACTTTCCAAATGCAGACCTATGTATTTTGAAAGATGTACTACAACACTGGACAACAGCCGAAATCTATGATTTCCTAGATTTCTTGACTAGTCGATACAAGACTATCTTAATTTGTAATTGTTCACGACAAAAAAAGAATAACAAAGATATTAAAACAGGGAAACATCGCCAACTTTCATCGGCATTTCTACCTCTTAAACACTACGGTGCGAGACCAGTATTTACTTATGAAACTAAAGAAGTGTCTATCTGTCAGCAATCCACGCCTCTAGTGCTGGAGGCATAGGACCATCGGCCGGCCTCCATGTAAAAGGAGAATTGAGCACAATAACATTACGGGTCCATAAATCACCGGCTTGTGTCCATGTTACTCGTAGCGTAACATAATGTTCATCTTGATTTTGGTCTTTTCGACACAGAGGACAACTGGTTTTATGTTGGAACCATGTAGAAACACAGGAGTTGTGAAATGAATGACCGCAGTCTAGAGTCTTTAATTCCTTGTTCATAGTATCTAGACATATAGAACATGTAGATACTGGTTTTGAACTAATGGAACCCATTGCCCCTATTTAAAAGCCAGTAATAGTTTCACTTTTATAGTAAGCAATGTCATGTCCAATATGTTTAGAAGAAAAAGCAATGATTACTACAGTTTGTAATCATTCCTTTTGCAGACCATGTTTACAAGAATGGTTAGTAATACAGCAGACATGTCCGTTATGTCGACAAAAACTAGGAAAGGCCTCAAGAACGTTTCTGATATATTGTACATTTATACTGTGTATTAATTTCTTTATGTTTGAATTAACAAAGTCGCCGGCGTATATGATTACTGCAATACTGGCCTTTGGAGGAATTATGTTAGAATCTTATTTTTACCTTTGAGATTTATTAAATAATTAGTGCAAGAGTACTCTTAAACAAAGACGGTTTTATCATATTTAATGGAAATATAGCACTAACTATGGTTGAAAGAAGTATACCTATAGACAAATATTTTTCATCTAGCATATCTTTAAAGCTATATTGAATTATTGTTAAACTGAATGGACTGGTTATTATATAGAATATGGGCCATAGAAAAAAGTGTAACTTATCTAACTGACCACGTCGAATGAAATTAAAAGAACTAATTGCAAACATTGACATAAAAAATAATATCATTGTACTCGCAAAGAATGATGTAATAATTTGACCATAATATAACTGTTTCTTTTGCTCATTACTCAAATTAGGATTAGCTAATCTATATGTAACTAGTCCAAAAAGAATAATACAGGATAATAATACTATCCAGCTAAAATTCATACTCTTATTTTAAGCAAAGCTTAAAATCTTCGGTCCGTATAACGAGTTATGGACTTTTAAGCGAAGCTTAAAAATTTTCGGTCCGTATAACGAGTTATGGACTTTTAAGCGAAGCTTAAAAGTCTTCAGTCCGTATAACGGGTTATGGACTTTTAAGCGAAGCTTAAAAG